TTGACTTTGAGTTCAGGAATTGATATTATTAAAGCATGGGTTGTGACATTCATGCGTACATTGAATTTTTCTCTAAGTCTGACTTTAAGAATTCCCGCAAGTGTTTTGTTGATTGTTTTGCTGGTGAGTTATCTCTTGGTCGAGACTACATTCTTTTCGGACTTATCGCAGGTGTTCGTCACCATCTTCCACCACTCATAAAAGCCCGTGGCATTCCTACAGAGCCTGAGTTGTCATATACAGTATCCGATGCATACTACTTAAATGTTGTTGCAGATGATGCCGTACGATTTTCTGACAACTCTATTCGTCGCACACTTGCAGAAGAATATGTGTCAGAAGGCTATGCACACTACACAGACTCAACAAAGTCACACATCACGAATCCTAATTATCATTCAGCAACATACTTAACACTCGATGAACTTCTCACGATTCGTAAAATGTATTTGACTGAGATTGTCGAGTTCTACGCAAACATATCAAATACAAAAAAGAAAGACTTGCTATCTTTTATCAAGAAGACAAGCACTCGTGAGTTGATGAAGTTTTCGTTTCCTGAGTATGAGAATGTGGGACTATACACCACAATTTGTACCATGATGGCACTTGAGCGTGTATCTGAAGACTCTGATACATCAACTCGACTTGTTTGTTGGTTTGATTCTTAATTTTATTATGGAGAAAATGAATATGGTAAAGTATACATCATCTATCATGAAAGCAGCAAAAGAATTGTTTCCAAACGCTTCAATGTTGCATGACATGATGCGCCTGGGCGACACAAAAGCACTTGACGTTGTGCAGTCGTATCTTGGTCTCAAGATTGATGAAGACGACATTGTTCGTGCATTTAGAAACAAGAAAGAGAATAAGATATTAGAAGCAGCAAAGCGAGCACAGAACATTCGTGAGCTTTATTGTGAGATGTTTCATTTGATTGAGAAGCAACAAGAGAAGCGAGCTGTAGTTAATCAATACGAAGACTGTATGTAATATGAACGACGAAAATACAAAACGTGTTATTGATGCGTGTCCGTCTCTGTTTGAGACGATAGAAGATGAGCAAAGAAAAATGGCTAATGGGGAAATGTTTTTTCCAATAGCATTTTACTTTGAGTGTGGCAACGGCTGGGCAGACTTACTTGTTGAGTTGTGTCAAAATATACAGGCACACTTAAACACGCTACCAAAAGATGTTGCATCGGAGATTGTGGCATTACAAGTAAAAGAGAAGTTTGGAACTTTGAGATTTTATATTTCTCATTATGACGAGACATTACAATCTTTGATTGAAGCCGCTGCAAAAAAGAGTGCTGTTACTTGTGAGCAGTGTGGTAAAACTGGAAGGGTTCGAGGCTCTGTTTGGTACTATGCGGCGTGTGATGAACACACACTAGAACAAGATCGTGATGTATCAGAAGCACCATAAAATCCGCTATAAATACACAAGAGATGTGATTTGCGGATGCTATGGATTCATCATTCTTAGGTAAAGACGGCTTCATTTGGTGGAAAGGCGTGGTAGAAGATCGAAAAGATCCTATCATGCTTGGTCGTGTTCGTGTGCGCATCTTCGGGTGGCACTCAGAAGATAGACAACAAATACCTACAGAAGAATTGCCGTGGGCGATGCCGAGCGTTTCGTTTGATACAGGTCGCAATCCAGTTGGTCTTAAAGAAGGTGATTGGGTGTGGGGCTTCTTCATGGATGGACCTGAAGCACAGCGACCAGTTGTCGTTGGTGTTATACCAGGTATTGATGAGAAGCCTGCGGCGCCTGAAATTGGCTTCGGTGATCCAACACAACCGGGTGAAGTAAACCCAGACACACATCCTCGTCCACCAGATCTTAACGCAGCAGAGCTTGAAGAAAAAACTGAAGATAAGTCTAAGAAAGAAGAAGATACAGGCGCCGGCGGACGTTTCTCCAACCCAGATAAACTTCCTGGCGGTAACGTTGCGTTTGGTGAACTGATCAAATACTACGACCCTGAGAACTACAAGTTCGACATAAACAAAGACGGCTCGTATGATGCAAGCGACTCTTCGCTTATTGTGAAAGCTGCAACAAACATCTTAGGTCAATCAATTTTCGGAGGCGGTGCACAGCTCTTAGGTGTTGCAGCAAACGTAATTTCTAAGTTTCTTGATGCATCAGGCAACATTAAAATTTCTCCAGAAGAGTTGACGCCACCTACAGTCTCTCCATACCCACTACAAGACAGATTGATGGAGCCGACGACATCTCGACTTGCTCGAAACGAGATGGTCGATCAAACAATCGTTGGTCTTAAACGTGGTCAACTTGCAACAGGCACAGCAGCAGGATTTGAAGACGGCGGTGTTGGTCTACAAGCAACAGTTGCGCCACAACCTTTTGATGAGCCTGAGACACCATACGATGCAAAGTATCCATTCAATCATGTGTATGAGAGTGAATCTGGTCACATTGTAGAGATAGACGATTCACCTGGTGCAGAGCGTTTGCATTGGTATCACAGATCTGGAACATTCAGAGAGATTCACCCAGACGGAACACAAGTCACAAAAGTTAAGAAGAATGATTACAACTTTGTAATCAAAGATTTCTATGGTGCGGCTGGCGGCAGCATGAACTTTCATGCAACAGAAGCACTTCGCATGAAAGCTGATCAAGCACTCACATTGAACGCAGGCTCTTCTCTTAATACTCAAGTTGGCGAAGACATCAACACAGTAGCAGACGGTGACGCAAACACACGCATCAAGGGTGGCACATACACAGTCATCGATGAAGATATGTGGAAGCACGTACTTGGTGATGCAATGTTTTGTGTCAAAGAAGGTGAACTCCACATCAAAGCAAAGAAAAAGATCGTCATCGATTCTGATGCAACAATTGAATTGAAATCAAAGCAACACATCAAGCTGTCGTCACCAATCACGACAATGCAAGGTGCCGGCGGTGGTTTAACAACAGTCAACATGGTGTCTGTTGATATTAAATCTCTGTTCTTGATGGCACACACATCGATGGTGTCTAACATACTTGTGCCTGGCGACCCATTAGAGTTCTTACCACCGATTGCGTTTCCTCGTGGTATTGAGACGAATCGAGCTGGTGATGATGCATGGTATAAAGAGTCTCCAGAAGATGCGTCGAAGAAGTTTGGGTTCTTACTTCCTAATTTTAGCGCAGGTGCCGTATGGAAGCCAGTATCAGAAAGTGACAAGAAACTTGTAACACTTGCGCCAAAAGGTAATGCTGCGCCACACAAGTTCTATGAAGCTATTCCTACAGGTGAGTTAGAGGCAGTTCGTATTGCATATCAACATGAAGACGGTACACAAACATTCTGGGATACAGTGCGACCTGTACATGAAAGGGGCAAAGAGATCACAAATATGTTTGGTGCGCCTCGAAGGGATACATACTTAGATGGCAGAATAATGTACAGATGGCCTAAGCCTGGTAAAGATTTCCCAAAACAACTTATCTGGGAAATCGGTGGTGTTGAAGATTTGATTCTCGACAGTGCGATACGACATCAAAATCTTGATGGTGCATTTGATGCAGAAGATGCACAATTAGACTTTGATGTGACAACAGCTGGTCCAGAAGCTGGTAGCGAAGAAGATGGTACAGCATCACCTAAGTTTGGGTACTTGTTGCCAAGTGGTAAAAACGGAGACGTTTGGAAACCAATTGCAGAGAGTGACGGCAACTTGTGTACACTCAGTGCATCGGGCGGTCAGCATGAGTTGTATGCAGCAATTGACACTGGTGAAAAAGAAGTAATCAACGTGAAGTATCTCAACATCAGTGGCACTGTGACAAGTTGGACAATCACACGTCCTGTATTCAAGATGGGTGCTCTTATAGACAAGCCACGGTTGAACACTATGTTCTTGGATGGTGCTCGTCACTTATGCAGATGGAACAAGCCTGGTGCAGCATATCCAAAAAACATCTTTTGGGTTGTTAAAGATGGATCTGGTGTCACTAAGATAGTGAGCTTCATAGCAGATCCAGCATCACGACATCAGTGTTCACCTCCATTTCCAAATGGATTCGATGAAAAACTTATTAAGCCCGATGCTTCCACAAATACACAAACTGCATCTAGTAGCACTACACCCTCTGAGATAACAGACGAGGAGAGAGCTAATGCTAGAGCGAACAAGAATAATAAACGCAATAGCGTTCGTCCTAAAGACTCAGGCACAGCAACAGGACGCAAACCTGGGACATCTAGGGTAGCATAGGTATCCAAGAATAAGCCAAGATTGCACAAAGCACTTCAAAATAGTGCAATAAATAAAACGTATTGTTTTGTTGCAATCACATGGCTGAGACGACTAAGAAAATTACAGATTTGGATTTTGACTTTGTTGCACACCCTGTTTCGGGTGACATTATTCCATTGAAGAATGGTGATGCGATAAAGCGAGCTATTAGAAACCTCATGTTTACTGGTTACTATGAGCGAGTGTTTCAACCAAGTCTTGGAGCAAACTTAAAGCAGTTGTTGTTTGAGCCAATCACACCAATGACTGAAATGAGTATTCGCATCTTGATCACAGATGTCATTCAAGCATTTGAGCCACGGGCGAAGATCATCAATCTTGATGTGAGAGTATCACCAGATGAAAATGGCTACAACGTATATTTGCTATTTGCTATAGATCAAATTTCAGAAGTTGTGACTGTAGACTTCTTCTTAGAAAGGCTAAGATAGTATGACACATACGAAATATGACAAATTAGATTTTGATACTATCAAGACCAACTTGAAAAATTTCCTCAAGAGTCAAGATCAATTCAAAGACTATAACTTTGAAGGATCGTCTCTTTCAATTCTCTTAGACGTTCTTGCATACAACACATCATACAATGCTTTCTATTTGAATATGCTGTCAAGTGAGATGTTCTTAGACACAGCATCGATGAAAGAGAGTATTCTGTCGAGGGCAAAACATCTTGGTTATGTGCCTCGTGGTGTTCATTCTCTCACAGCAAAGATTGACATCACAGTTGATGGCTCAAGTATAGCAAACCCACAGCCTCGCATTTACATCGGCAAAGATACTGAGTTCGCAACAACAATCGACAACAGACGCTATACATTCGTGCCAGAAAAGTCTGTGTACATGGAAATCAATTCTGCAAAGAGATATAGCTACACTGGTCTTGAACTCATTCAAGGTACTCGACTCAAACACCAATATGTTGTTGATCTTAATGCTCCAGTAAAACAAAAATTTGTTATACCAAATTCTCTCGTTGATCTATCAACACTTGTTGTCACAGTTAAAAAGTCTGCGACAAATGCTGTTGAAGAAGTGTTCACACAAGCAAACGACATTAACTCGTTGTCGCCAGAGTTGCCTGTATACTTTTTACAGCCGTATGGTGATGGACTGTATGAAGTTGTGTTTGGTGATAACATACTTGGTAAAGGTGTTGAAACAGGTAACATCATCAATCTTGAATATGTTGTGTCATCTGGCGATGGCGCAATCGGCGCAAGATCATTCGTAGCATCAACAACACTATCATCATTCTCATTCGGAAACACAAGAATCGTTTGCACACAACCAGCAGCAAACTATGTTGCTCCAGAAAGTGATGCTCAAATAAAGTTAGTTGCTCCAAGAGCGTATGCAGCACAGAACAGAGCTGTTACAAAACTTGATTATGAAACAATCTTGAAGAAAGACATACCAACGATTGAGCATCTTCGTGTTTGGGGTGGTGAAGAAAACGATCCTCCTGTGTATGGAAAAGTTTTCTGCTCCATCAAACCAATCTCTGGTTTTGAATTAAACACAGATGATAAGAAGCGTTTGATTGACAACTACATTAAGCCTCGTAGCATTTTGTCACTTGATATTGAGCTTGTTGAGCCTGAGTATGTTTACTTAGCAATCAGTTCTACAATTAACTTTTTTGCCGATAAAACAAATAAGCAAGACAACGATCTCAAGAAAATTGCCATAGACGGCATCAAGCAATTTAGAGATACAAACTTATTAGGGTTTGATGCAGACTTTAGGCACTCAAAACTTGTTCGTACAATCGATTCTCTCGATTCGGCTATTGAGAGCAATACAACAAACGTTAAGATTAAGTATAGACTTACACCACCGTATTTCACATACTTCAACAAAACAATTACACTTAACAATCCAATCGACACAGGTGATGCAAAGAACAACAACTCAGCAATTAACAGCACTGAATTCATATACAAAGGAAGTTCAGTCAAACTTGCTGATGATGGTCTTGGTAAATTGTATTTGTACTATGTGATAAACAACGCACGAGTGATTGTCAACAATAACGTTGGCAGTGTCGATTACGCAAACGGAAAGATCTATCTTGAAAACTTGTATGTGGATCGTATTCCTAGAGATCAGATATATATTGATATATTCATTCAGCCAAGAAACAGTGATGTGATTTCTCTTCGCAATCAAATTTTGCGATTGAATGAAGAAGACATCTCTGTGTCAACTGTGAACTTAAACAAGATTAAGTTATCATGATAATCGTCTCGCCAGAATCTATACCTGGAATAAACATTGATGTGGGTCGTCTTGACTCACCCGTTGGTATGGGCGGTTCTATTTCTAACACAGATCCGATGCCTGGCATTTCACCACACGTTGCGGCGCAGTTTCCTTCGTTTGTTGCCGAAGATCATCCTCGCTTCATTGAGTTTATGGAAGCATACTATCGTTGGATGGAGTCAAACGGACAAACTCTACACGAATCGATGCGTGTTCGTGAGAATCAAGACATCGACACAGCATCAGATGAATATGTTGAGCACTTCTTCAACGAATTCTTAACGATCATTCCCCGCAACATACTTGCAAACAAGGCAACTGTACTTAAAAACATCAAGCAGTTTTACGGCGCAAAAGGTACTGAAAAGTCGTTCAAGTTTTTGTTCAGAATTTTGTTCAATTCAGATTCATATCTGTACTATCCTAAAGATGACATTCTTCGCACATCAGATGGTAAATGGATTCAAAACAAAACAGTGCGAGTTACAAACGTAGTTGGTGACATCAAGAAACTTCGTGCACAAAAAATTCGTGGTCTTACAAATAACTCAAGCGCATTTGTAGAACGTCTCTACGGTATTAACTTTGGCAATTATTCTGCACACGAGCTTGTTTTGAATAGAGCAAGTATCACTGGCAAATTTTTACCAGGCGAAACACTTGTATCAGAAGATGGCACAATTAGAGCAACAATAAGCCCAATACCAGAAACAATACGAATAGTAAAGCCTGGTAAAAATTACAAAATCGGTGACAGATTTGCAATTGATTACATCGGCAAAGGTGCAATCATTCGTGTTGCAGAAGTTGATGACGAGGGTGGTATCACACGCTTTTACATACAAGAGTATGGCGTCGGCTACAGCACAGCACGACCACCAAAAAACATTAAGTGTATCAATGAAGAACATCTATTAGGAGACTCTGTAGCCGAAGTAACACTGGTTCTAGGATCAACAACAAACTACCCAGGCTACTTCAGAAATGAAGATGGTCAACTAAGCACGACGAAATACATTCACGATGGCTACTACTATCAACAATTCTCTTATGTGACAAACACTGAAGAATCTTTTGATAAGTACAAAGACATCATGAACAAAGCTGTTCATCCACTCGGCTTCAAACACTTTGGTTCTGTTGCAATAGAAACACAAGTTGATGCTGGTATTAAGTTACCTGTTGGCAGTATGATGATTCATATTATCACCAATAACGGCGTTACAACAGATGCAACACTCGATACAAAAACTGAAATTATTCATCCAAATACGATTCGCACCGACAATCAGTTGGGCGCATCATATGACTCCATCTTGAGAGACAAATTTAATTACAAGCCGTTCGTGAAATATGATGCAAACACAGAGTTTGATGGTGCAAACTCAAATCATTTTGGAACAGGTCTTGATAATCGTCTCGCATCAACACCTGTTTCCACATTTGAAACACAACACATCGGAACGAATAAGCCAATAGATTTGGAAAGCAATAGACTGCGACCAATCAAATTGCAATCTGATGCTGTTATCATTCAAAGCCCTGATAGAATTCAGGTTGTTGTACTACACGAGCGCAACGTAATCACTGCGACAGAGGGTGAAACTGTCGCTGCGGAGTTTGCTGTTACGAATACGACAGATGCAAACTACACATGGATATTAAAGAAAGATGGAATAGAGATTGCTCGTGGTGAGCAATCGTCTGGTGATGTAAGTGTTGACGTGATTGCAAGTGCAGGACGACTTGCATTGTTTGTTATTGATGACCTTGGCAGAACATATAAATCTGATAACGTCGGCATAAAAATTGTGGAATAGAACAGCAGAAACTCTTTAGAAAATGGTGATAAATAACCTCATAGGAATATTACTATGGCAGCTATCATAAAAAAGAATTTTCGACTTCAAAATGCTCGTGACTTTTTAGAGAATCTAAAAGCACATCCAAGAGTTACCGACGGCATTGCGTCACCACTAGAAGAGAGTGACGATCTTATTGTCGCGGCGGTTGAAGATGGTGCGACATCGACACAAGCAACACTGACTTGGACATGGACTGTTTCAAATACTGTTTCAGATACAAATGCTGCAAGCCCAGAACTTCGTGCTGATGCAATCAAAGGCTTGCGTGATCAAGTTGGTTCACATCTTGTAGATCGTAATCATTACTTGTTCATTGGTAAAAGCACACCATGGACTGACACAACTGGCGACACTCTTCTTGCGCCATCGACTGAGCTTGCTCCTGCTCCTGCACTTGACACACTCGAAGAAGAGCGTCGTGTATGGGATGAAATGCTTGGTCTTAAAAAGATCACTGAGCTTACAACATCTCTTGTGGTGCCTCGTCATGATTGGGACGGTACTGGAAAGACAGTATATCGTGTGTATGATGACAAGAATCCTAACTTACACAATACACCAAATGCTGATGAGATTGCTATTGCAAACGTACCTCGTGGTATTGAAAATCTTCGACTTGGTAGCTTCTATGTAATCAACAGTGAATATGACTTGTTTGTGTGTATTGAAACTGGTAGAGATTCGACTGGCGATCCAACACCAAGCACAGAAGAACCTCGGCGCACACAGTCTCCAACAGAAGTGATCGACTATACAGCAATCGATGGTTATGTTTGGAAGTACATCACAACTATTCGTTCAGCCGACATTGCACGTTTCACAACAGACAGTTGGATTCCAGTAAAGACACTTAATGCACAAGAGTTGAAAGAGTCTGAGCTTGAAGAAGATGCTGGTGGTCTTCCTAACCCGCAAGCACTCGTACAACAGAATGCAGTTTCTGGCGCTGTCGTTAGCTTTATCGTAGACAACGCACGTCAACAAGTAAACTCATATACAACAACACACAATGGTCAGTTGGACGACATAGCGAACACAACTGATGGCACTGGAGCTACAGCAACATTAGTTGCCGTCACAGATGGTGCGGCGCCAAGTTCGTCTAATAATGCATACGCAAATATGCATTTGTATGTGACTTCGACTAGAGGTTTGGGTGAAGTATATAAGATTAGTTCATATGATGCTGCAAATAAGACAATAACACTCGCAGACGGTGCACAATGGAGTGATGCTATTGCTAATCCAACTGCCGAAACTTCGACTGAAGAAGTAACTTATGAAATTCTTCCTATAGTGACAGTAGAATCAAACGGCACTCGTGCAGTTCAATTGAAGCCTGTTCTTGAGTATGGCAGAATCTCTCGTGTGAAGGTTATTGATGGTGGTGAAAATGCAACTTATGTAAAAGTGACTGTTCATGATAATTCTGGACAAAATCCAGATACAACATCGGCAGAGATTCGTGCCGTGTTAAGCCCAGTTAAGGGCTTGGGCGCTGATATTGAAAAAGACTTGGGTGCATACTATGTGATGTTGAACGCTCGTCTTAGTCACAATGATGAGAGTGGTGATTTCCCACTCTCAAATGATTATCGCCAACTTGGAATTATTCGTGATGTGCGTAACGCTGATGGCTCAATTGCCACAGATGATACATTAAATGCTTGTAAGACACTTGAAGTTGATACACTTGTTCCAGCTGGATTGCCAGCGTTTCAAGTTGATGAAGTTATCAAGCAAACATACACTGTTGCTGGTATTGAAAAGACAGCTCGTGCTAAACTTATTGAGTTCATCGATCAGGGTTCCGGCATATACACTATTGGATTCATTCAAACACCTGATACTGGCTTTACTCCATTCAGTGCAAGCTCAACTGAGCCTTTGATAACTGAACGTAAAGATCAAAGTTCTGGTGCTGTATTGGGCGAGAATGAGCAAACAACTTGCACGATTCGTTCTGTTATACAACCTGAGATCAAAAAGTTTGACGGTGAAATTTTGTACTTGGAGAATCGAAGAGCCGTTTTGAGATCTCCTGAGCAGACAGAAGACATTAAAGCTATCATTGAATTTTAGCAATAAATAGTTACATACTTTTTTAGTTGATCGTTACTATGTCAAAGAAGCTGAACTTAAACCAATCTCCATACTTTGATGATTACACACAATCTGACAAGTATTATCAAATTCTGTTTCGTCCAGGTCGTGCAGTTCAAGCAAGAGAATTGACACAACTTCAGACGATGTTGCAGAGTCAAATTGAACGATTCGGCACACACATCTTCAAGCAAGGTTCAAACGTAATTCCTGGAACAACCAACGCAGTTCGTTACTCCCGCAACGTACATTTTATCAAACTTTCACTCAAAGATGTATTGCCAGAGTATGCTGTAGTAGAAGATCTTCATAAAGCACTCAGAGAAATTTGGGTTGGCAAAAATATTACTGTTACGACTGGTGACAGACAAGGTTTAACTGCAACAGTTCTTGACTATAGAGGTCCAGATAACATTGGAGAAACTGGTGGAGAAATCAGATTCTTCGTAAACGTTCTCAATGGCTCAACTAACGGTGAGCATTCAACTTTTGCCAAAGGTGATACAATTCAGCTCGTTGGTGAAGACACTCGATATGCAACAATTCCATCAACTGCTGGTAAAAAAGTTGGCACAGTTGCATCAGTAACTATTCAAGAAGGTGTGTACTTCTACAATGGATATTTCGTATACGTTGATGCACAGACACACTACATCGCTCCAAAGGCTGATGAAGCTGCCGACAGTGCTGTTAATCAAGAGTTCTGGAACGATTTGCCGACAGCATCTATTGGTTTGTTGATGGCAGAAAGTATCAAGACATTTCAAGATGATCCAAATCTTCTTGATAACGCACTTGGTAGCCCAAACTACTCTGCACCTGGAGCAGATCGCTATCACATCGATGCAAAGTTGACTCAGATCACATACGATGCGACTGTTAGTAAGCCAGATAACTTTGTAACTTTAGTAGAAGTTGTCAACGGACAGGTCACGTTTATTGCAGATGCACCAGAGTATAACAATCTTGTTGATACACTTGCACGACGAACATATGATGAGTCTGGTGATTATGTTGTTGAAGGTTTGAACATCGAACTCAAAGACTTCTTGAGAGATGACGAAACAAAAAATAACGGCGCGCACAACATCACAGAATTTGAATTCACAACACCCGAAGATGCAGCTGCGTATTCATTGAAAAAGTTTGGTGTTGAAGCATCATGCGCAGTTGAAGTTGATGGTATTGAGAGATACTATCCGGGAACATCATATGATGGTCGTGGTGACACAACATCATTTAAGGCATTGTGTGACGGACTCTTAACTCTTAGAATTGATCCAGGTAAAGCATACGTTAAGGGTTATGAAATTCGCAAGATTACAAAGACCAATGTTGATGTGCCAAAGTCTAGGACAACTAGATTCATCAATCAAAAGACTATAGAGACTGAGCTTGGTAGATACCTTCTTGTTACAGACGTTGTAGGAAACATTACATTTCCTAAATTTGTGTCTGTAGACTTGTATGACGCTCGTCGTGTTGGTACACATATTGCTGGCACAACAAACCCAAAACAATACTCGTATGCTAGTGCTCTTAATCCTGCTGGTCAAAAGATTGGTACAGCAACACTTGTAGCACTTCAACCGGATGCAAGTGAAGGTGCTGGTTTCTACAGAGCATACATCACAAACATAAAGTTGACTGGTGCACACACGATTTCTGCAATCAAAACTGTACACTCATTATCTGAGAATATTTTTGCTCACGTAGCTGTGATCACACAAGATCTTGTGGGCACAATCACTTCGGCTGGTGGTACAACTACAGGAACTGGAACAAAATGGAAGAATGATGCTGGTCAACTTCTTAAAGTAAATGATTATGTGTATGCTGATGAGACTCAAGAATATTACAGAGTCGTTTCTCTTCCAACTTCTGACACTTCGATTGTTCTCAAAACAGAAGCTGAAGGCACACCGGCACTCACATCAAGCACAATATCACTTGCATACTCACAGCTAGAAACATCAACTGATGAAACTGGTTTGATGTACAGATTTCCTGATAGCTATGTGTCGTCAGTTAGAACACAAGCTGTATCTGGTATTGCAGACTCAACATCGAAAAACTACTACACTATTGACGAATACTTCAATGATCGTTCTGTTACTGCTACAACGATAAGTGGCACACCAGGTGGTAAAATTGAATTATCAGTTGCTGATGATGACAAGCACACGTTTGTTCCAAACGAATACACATACAAAATTATTCGCATTAACGGCGCAACAAAAACCATCATGAAAGTTGAATCTGGTGCAACAGTGCCAGCGACAGATGGTGTCATAAATGCATCATCGAGCATTGACAATAAAGATCTCACATTTTTGTTCACTAACAACGATTCTCAATCGACCATTAGATATGACATTGTTGTTCCTGTAATTAAGTCAAACATAACTGAGAGAAAGAAAGTTCTCAAGTATGGATCATTTGACGCTGATGGCAACTATACTCATGAAGGCGGCGCTGGCCGTGGTGTTAAAGTTGTTACTTCTACAAACAACTCAGAAATTCATTTGGACGACTGTGACGTTTTCAGAATCACACGTATTGTGGCATCAAAAGATGATAGCACTGAGCCTAGCTCAACTGAAACATTAAACGATGGTGATGTTGACGTTACTGCTCTTTACAGATTTGATAATGGTCAAACTGCATACGAGTATGGTCCAGGTAGCGTTTACTTACAAGCAAACTACAAAAAGTTGTCTGGTAAAGTTCGTGTTGAGTATGACTACTTCGATCACTTAGATGATACAGATTCTGGTGACTTCTTCACAGTAAACTCATACACACACTCAACTGGTATTAGCTACGACGAAATACCAATGTTTACAACCAGTGATGGTATTCAATTCTCACTATCTGATTGCTTAGACTTTAGACGAAAGGCTTCAGTAAATGGTGTTGCCGAAACTCGTTCTGGTCGTGCACCAAATGGTTTCTTAACCATCGACTACTTTGCATACAATGGTCGCAGAGACAAAGTTGTATTAGACAGCAAGACAAAACAGTTCATGTTGAGCATGGGTGTTCCAGATGATGAGCCAGTCGATGCTGATGATATTGATACAGCGATGACTGTGGTTGAGTTAATCAACGAGCCATATGGTCTTAGTAAAGATTCTTGCATTCTTAAAGTTAAAGACAATAGACGCTACACAATGCGTGATATTGGTAAACTTGAGCGACGTATTGAAAATCTTGAATACTACACATCATTAAGTTTGCTTGAGCAAGAAACATCTCGCATGAGCATCACCGATGCAAATGGTAATGATAGATTCAAGAACGGATTCTTAGTAGATAGTTTCAACTCATTTGAGTCGGCTGATACATCAAGTCCAGACTTTTCATGTTCGATTGATACAAAACAAGAGCACGTTGCTCGACCACTTGTAACATCTGACAACTTCAAACTTGAAGAAGACTTGTTGAATCCTGTGTTTGCGGATACTGTTGACACACTTCGTTTGGCTGAAAGTTCTAATAATGGTTATCAGAAGACTGGGGAGTTGTACACACTTCCATATACAAGATCTGAGTTTATTTCTCAGCCGTTGGCAACTAAAGTTATTAGCGTAAATCCATATGATGTTTTAACCTACGTTGGTCAGATCGACTTGACACCTTGGAGTGACGAGTGGCGTGAAACAAAGTATTCTGAAATTTTAGTATATGATGACTCAGCATATCAAGCTGCACGTAGGTTAATTTCTGGTGATATTAGCTACGGCGGTTCAATAACTTCTGTTGTTGATGGACCAAAGAGTGCAAAAAAGAGAACTGGTCGTCTCAAGATGCTTGAAGGTGGACACGTACACTTTAAGCGTTTGACTGGTAAAGAAAGAGAGCTTGCTAGAAAGACTAGGAAGTTTAGAGTGCCAAAGGGTTACTTGAATGCTGGTGAACTCGTTGACATCAACTTAACCAGTGGTGCTGTTGTTCAGCGCCAAACACGAGAGACTGTTACACGAACAACAACTAACATTAGACTTGGTTTACAAAATGAGTTAGTTAAAACTTCTGTAGAAACTACAAAGGCTTTAACAAAAGATGAGACTACAGAGATCGAGTTCATGCGTTCTCGTGAGATCAAGTTCTCTGGTAAAGGATTCCGTCCTAACTCAAATCTGTATGGATACTTTGATGATGTTCCAGTATCTCGTTTTTGCAGACCTGTTGCTGTAAAAGATGCTGATAACTGGACGACATATCGAGTTAAAGATGTGACCAATCAGGTAATTGCAGGAACAAATTCTGGTTTACCAATTGATTCGCCGTTGCGTTACTTCTCTGCTGTAAATGCGACACAGCCTGATCTTTCTGACGTGTTTGATATTGTTCAAGTTACTACACCAGAAAGTGAGCACGTTGGTAAAGTGCGTGTTGGTTGTGAAGTTGAGTTGACAACATCAGCTGGTATTGTTAGAAAGTTTGATGTCATACGAGTTGTAAGTGCTAGTACAATTCTTTGTCGTGAAAAGACTCAAGAAGGACTCTTAGCATCGCAATCTGGTTCTGTTGGCACATCAACCACACACACAATTAAAATTTCTAAGTATGCATTTGGTGATAAGTTAAAAGCAGACAACAATGGATCTGTTCGTGGTGTGTTTAACATACCTAATGAACAAGGTAACAGATTCAAGACTGGCGAAACAAAATTCGTTCTGTCAACATCATCAACAAATGCTCAAAGAGGTGTTGGTGTTTCTCGTGCACAAGCAGATTACGTTGCTCGCGGAATATTGAACACACAAGAGATGACGATTACACAAACTCAACAGTTTGTTGTGACATCACATCTTTCTAATTCAGAGACTGTAAGTGAACAGCCAGTTCCATTCTATGACTTTGAGCCACCTGAGGTCATCGATCCTATTGCTCAGACATTTAGAATCGATGAGACTGGTGGATGCTTCATCACAGATGTTGATGTGTTCTTTGCAAACAAGCCAGTTGACAATGCTGTTCCAGTTCGACTTGAGCTGAGAACTGTTGGTCTTACAGGTATTCCAGAAGCACAGATTGTTGGTGGAACTCTTGGTACTCTCATCAAGACAGCCGATGAAGTTGTTGTGAATAAAGTTGACATTCAAACATCTGGCTCTAACCTCAACAATAAGTTGACTGTTCTTGTTGATTCTGGCGTTGATGCCGATACTGTTGGTGGTGTTCTTGACTCTGCCACAAGTACGATCAAGTGGGATGGAACAACCGCAGTAAAGTCTGATCGACTCAAACTTGATCCGACAAATGCAGATGATGTATTTGCAAACACTGCGATAACATCAAATGATATGGCATCAGACATGATACCAACTCGATTCACATTCAACTCTCCAATTTACTTAGAGCAAGGAAAGTCTTACGCAATTGTTCTTCTTTCTGATAGCAGCGAATACCACGTATGGATTGCACAGTCTGGTCAATATGAGCCAGCTGACATGAACATCGATGAGTACGGCTACTACGAGAAAGTTGGTGATAGCAACGTTAAGATTGGAACTACAGATCTTGTAACCAACAAACAGCTATACTACAACGGCGGTTTCTTCAAATCGAAGAACGGAATGCAGTGGGATCTTGCCAGCACTGTTAGCATGAAGTTCAACTTAGCAAAAGCTAAATTCAAGACTCGTGCTGATACAATACCAAACGTTGGTGAAATAACATACGTCAATGAAACAGTTGGCTGGACAGAATTGCAAAGCAGTGCGTTCGAGGTTCGTCCTAGCTCTAAGCTCATTCGTGTTATGTGTCCAAATCATGGCACATCGATTGGGGATAGAGTACGATTCATCATCGACTCAGACTCATCGACTGATTCAGACCTTAGAGGATTCTCTAAAGACGTTCTTCAAGATGAGGCTGGCTTAAAAGTTGTGAATGCTGAAGTAGACCACTTTACAGTAGAAACTACAACCTCGGCATCTCCTGGTGAAGGATACAAAGCTAGAAGCAATCTGACAAAAGATCAGTATAGAATGTGTCCAACAACTAGCGACAACAAGCCAACAGCATTTGTTCGCATCGATAAGAGATTTGATAACTTAACTCTCATCACAAATACATTTGCACCTACTGGAACTTCTGTTCAATGGGTTCTTGAAGCAACTCCAGCAGTTGGTGTGAATGAGTTTGAGAGTGACGGATCATTAGTAGAGCGCAGTGATCTTGTTAAGACAAGTCCAATCAATGTTGTTTCTAATGTCCCAGTTGAGTTTGCTGTTCCTATGAAGTTGCAGTCTCCAGAAAATGAACGTTCGTTCAGTGTTGAGAATGCGACTGGCTGGGCAGCTAAACGTCTTGCACTTCAAAACAGAAAGTCTGTTGTAGTAAGAGCGTTGCTTGTTAGTGATAATGAAAACTTGTCTCCAGTAATTGATAAGACACGATTGAGTGCGACAACACTCACTACTAGACTCGACAATCCACGTGGTATTGATGGTCCCCTTGGTAACAACATCAATCTCACAAGTGCCGATGGAGACTTTGATACATTAACAATCTTTGATAAAGATGCTGATGCGTTTTCAAATCTCACATTCACTGATTCGACTGTTGTATTGTCTGGAACGTTTACTCAAGACACAAACAGCAAGACCGTTACAGGAACTGACTCAGATTTGTTGAGTGAAGTTAATCCTGGCGACAAGATTGTTGACATCAGCAATCCAACAGAAGAGAGAACTGTAGTCAAAGTAGTAAATGACACTAAGCTCGTGCTTAATGCACCATTTAACATTCCGTTAGCTTCATCGACACTTGCACTTGTTGGTGAGTACATGGAAATTACTACAGAAGACACAGAGACGGCAGAATTGTTATCTCAACTTGACTCTGGTAAGTATGCAACACTTTCGCTGTTTACGTCTGATGATGAGAGCATAACATCTGCAAGCGATACTCGTCAGTTTAGCAACAAATTGATATTGAATGTGTTCTACTCACCAAATGAGACTGTGAAGTGTCGAGTGATTGTTCAACACTTGAATGATGGTGTAACAGACGCATTAGCAAACAACATTACTATGACTCAATTGGATCGTTTTGTTGATGAGATTGCTTATGAAGGTGGATCGTGTGCATCCAAGTATGTGTGTAAGAAGCTCAACTTGGACAGACCATCTAATGCATTGAAGTTCTCGTTTGATGCTATTCGTGATGAGTATTCTGAGATTGAATTGTATTACAGAACTGAGAAGCCAGAAGATGCAACCGCAATTGGTGATAAGAACTGGACCAAAGTTGCATACAATCTTGACATAAATGGTGTTCTCACACCGAAGACTCCTGAGCCTAGTGATGCTGTGTATAGAGCATACGAAGCTACGATAGAAGGGCTTCAAGAGTTCACTGGTGTTCAAGCAAAGATTGTTATGCGTGGTGGAAATCCAGCTAAGCCACCAAAGATTAAGAACTTTAGATTGATTGCTTTGGATGAATAGTATGAGTCGAGTGAAAGTGAAAGATGAGCCATTCTTGTACAGAGATGCACAATCCAATGGTATCATCAATTCAAATGCTGCTGCATATAATGAGTATCGAAAGAAGAAGCGACAAGCTGAACTTTTGGAAGAAGAAAAACATAATGCCGAATCGAGACTAAATAAACTTGAGAAAGATGTGTCTGAACTTAAAGACGGCATCACTCAGATTTTGGAGTTACTGAAGCGATGACCGAGTATAATCCTAAAGCATTAGAAGAGAAGAAGCCTGATTATCAGGGTGACTCTTTTGCATCGTGGATGGAAAAAACTCTCATCACGACAATTGAACTTGGTGATTTGAACAACTTAAATCCAATTCTTCTTGATGTGATAAAAGCTGCGGCAGTTGCACAGCCTGATGAGACGAAGAAGCAAGAAGAGTTGAATGTTGTTGCTGCGATCAATGAGACTGTGAACGAAACAAGACGAGTATTGGTTAGAGCTATTGCGATGAGTTAATGTTATGACAGCTATTTTTAAGAACGCAATCAAGAAGCAAGTTGGTAAGAATGTAGACGGCACTGGAATCGTCGTATACGAAGCGCCGACTGGAAAAGCATCGTATCTTATTCAGTGTGATATTGCTTGTACTGAATCGAGTGGTGTACAAGTAACAGTTGAAGTGTCTGATGCTACTGGTGACACAGCATCTCTTGTTAAGAGTGCTCCAGTTCCTGCTGGTTCTTCGCTTCAAGTTTTAGATGGTCAAAAAGTTGTTCTTGAATCTGGTGATGCTCTGTTAGTGAAGTGTGAAACTGAAGGGTCTACCGTAGACGTGATTGTGTCATTAGTAGAAGATGTCAATAGCTAATAGTGGAGATGATAGATCATGTCATACATAGGAAATGCTAAAAGCCCTCTTATTATTGGCTCTAATACAAGAGACGATCTTGTTCCTACGTTTGATGGTCAAACCACATTCCAGTTGTCTCAAGAAGTTCCTGGCGGTTACGAAAACAGCATAATCGTTCTCAAGCAGGCGTATACCACACAAAGCATCATATCAAATAACACAGATATTTCTATTGTTGATACTGACAGAACAGTATTGGTTGATGGTGAGTTAGTTGCTAGAACTGAAGCAAGACTCACAACGACAAGTCCATATATTGCAGTTTCACTGTCAAACATCAAGCCTGGAGATCACATCACGGTATCTTTAAGTGATGCATCTTCAAGTCTTAATGACACTTTTGAAGTTATTGATGTAATCTACACTGGCGATGCTACACACGTTTACATAGCTACAACAATTACACAGCGCACATCTGTTGGTGATGAAGTTTCTATTACTGCTGGACGCTATGATGATTGGACAATATTAGAGCCAGAAAAAGATTACACGCTTGGAACAACAACTGATACTGCTAAGACTCTTACGCTCTCAAAAGCAATATCCCTTAATGATAAAGCGTATGTTTTACACAAGGGTGAAGCAACGTACAATTTAACACCATCAGAAAAATCTGTTGGTCCTGCTCAACTTCAAGACAATTTAAGAAACTTTAGATGTGATCGCTATACAGCTGATGGTACAACAACAACGTTTATCCTGTCCGGTACCGATAATAACTCATATGATGTTGTGGATGCAAAATCTCTTCTTGTATCAGTCAATGGTGAGATATTAGATTCAATTCATGAAGACGCAGGCGCTGATGTTGGCTCGTGGAGCCTTGATACAGATCGCACAGAAGATGGTTTTCAAACAATAACGTTCACTGAAGCTCCAGACAATGAAGCATCAGTTCGTATCTTACACTTAGGTTTTTCTACCGTATCACGAAGAGCGTCGTTCTCTCCTGGACAACAAACTGTTGCTGTTTTGGATGATTCTGTTGGTACAGACCAATTAAAGAATGATGCTGTCAGTGAAGCAAAACTTTCTAACAACTCTGTAACGACAACCAAGATACGAAACAATGCAGTCACTGGCGCAAAAGTTTTACTGAACAATGAAGATGCTATTAGGGGTAAAACAACAGCTGGTGCTGAACAAGACTTGTTGAAGATAGCATCTGACAATTCTACATCCGTATCTGGTGCAACTGAAGTTTCAGTAAATGTTAATGGCACAAAAACTGTAGCTGTATCATCAACTCAAATTGTTCCAGAAACATCGAACGTATCTCTTGGCTCATCATCAAAGAAATTCAAAGATGCGCATTTCTCAGGTGACGTATCTGTAGCTGGTAACATTTCTCTCGAATCGACAAGCACCGTTGGTGGTGTAAATATTTCTACACTTAATGATACTGTCACTGCACTTAAAACTTTAATCAACTCTGGTGCATTATCACCTGTTGGTTCGATTATGATTTGGTCATCACCAAGTGTTCCATCTACATATCTGCGATGTGACGGCACAGCCGTAAACACATACACATATCGAGAGCTTCATGCAATTATTAGCAACGTGTATGGTGGTGCTGCGTATCAAGCTGGTGTCACTGATGTTGTGGGTGCAACAACAACCTTCAATCTTCCTGATCTTGTGACACGTTTTCCTGTTGGTGCAAACACTACTGGATCAAACATTGGTCAAAACGATAACGTAGCAAAAGAAAGCAGAACTATTTCTCACTCGCACGTTGGCGCTGCGCACACTCACACATACACACATACACACAGTGTGCCTGGTCACTATCATACAGTGGATACATCAGCTGGTTCAAATATTGCGATTGCATCATCTGGTTCACACATAACATCATTGAATCATACACACTTGAATGCATACAATCGTTCTAATGGACTATTGAATACAGATCCTGGCAGTACGCCGGCATCATCTTTAATATATGCATCTGGTCATACTGGTGTTGATCCAACTGGAAATGCCAGCATATCTCGAAATGCTTTTACTACTACATCTTTGTTTTCTGCGCCTGGAGTCAATCAAACACCATGGCAAGATGGAGAGCACTTACATAGTTCAACTACTGGACTCATGTCTGTTCCACACTCACACAAAGTGTTTGTGAATGATCATGCCCACAACATTGGATATAGAGAAGCAATTGTAAGAAAACGTTCTGACACATCCAGCGAAAATGCAACAATTAATCAAGTAGCATCCGTTGGTGCTGCATCAACTGCGCAAGCTGCTGGTACTGGAGGGTTTGTTGCATCGGTCGGATCTGCGCCACAGGGTACTGCATTTAATACAGACGTTACTGGCTCGGATTCAACATCACACTCACATTCAATAAACATCAATAGAATCTCAACGACACATTTGACTGGCTCAACACAACACTTCACAGTAACTGGTGCGCATTCACACTTTGTGACTATTCCTGAGCACAGGGGCGATTCGGCATCAACAGGATTGCACACTCATGCAACATCAACATTCTCTGGTTCGATTGGTAAAGTGACTGCTGGTAGCAACGGTAACGCTGATATTACTACTTCAAGTATGACAACATCTGATGCAACTGTGCCAGCTCCTACAACAGAACAACTTGGTACTACTGGCGCAACTACACAATCACATCTTGTAGTAAATTTCATCATCAAAGCAACTAACACACAGGTAATATAACATGGGCAAGTATATTGGATCACAATCACCATACGGCTTGTACGAAAAACAGACCCTTGAACTTGTGTCAGGTCGAACAAAATTTTCTCTCGACTACAAAGTTGGGTACGAAACGTCGATTCTTGTTGTGTATGAGATTGCTGGTGGTTCAAAAATACTTGAGCCGGGTGTTGATTACAGTCTTGTTGACGGTGGTTCTGCAATTCAGCTAACTTTTGAGCCGTTCGATAATGATGGCACATACACTGAACGCTTGTATGTGTTGTATTTGGGACGTCAACTTTCAGTTCCTGTGCCACTTGAGAAGAAACCTTTGCTTGTTCAAGTCACGGGCACCACAGATTCGACACTTTTTATAACATCAGACGTTCATTTAACTGAGCATGGTGTTATCGTATCAAAAAATGGCTCACAACTTAGTCATGGAACTGATTTTACACTCTCAGCTGATGGCACATCTGTCGTTTTGACATCTGCTCCTGTGGTAGAAGATGCTTTTGACGTTCATGTTTTCGCTGGAATTCAAAGATTGACACTAAGTTCAATTGATGATGATACAATTACGACTGAAAAATTAAAACAAAACTCTGTAACAACATCAAAACTTGATTTGTCATTCACTTCCTTTAACGATGGTAACGTGGCTGTCACAGGTAGCGGTGCAATGAGTGCTCTTTCTACGAATGTTGTAGAAGCTGTACACATGGTACAAGGAAATCCAGACTCAACACACGGCACTTTAGTGAAAGTGCGCATCAAGTTCATCACAACACTTGCTGGAACGTCTGATAATAAGATTCGTTTTACACTTCCAGCTAATTTGCCGACCGAAAGCACCGTTATTGGGGGTTCTGTTGTCATAAAGACTGATGATTCGATTGAAAGCGGCATTTTGAGCTGGGGAGCTAGTAATGCCGTCGATGTTTATCGACAATTCGGCGTAAACTACGCTCTGGGTGTGCATACCATCGAGGCTTCGTTCGAGTATATCGCTAAACGATAGATAAATCCAAAATTTTTGGATATTTTTGGAAAAAGTGCTACTTCGGAGCATAAATACATCTATAACATCTTATCATCACTTCGATAATTTCTATATCATCTATATCTGACTTGTCACTTTTGACGATTTTACTAATCGTCGAGCATGAATTTACTCTTAGTAATGCTCTTGACTGACTTGACGTTCATTATTTTAACACTTAAACACCATTATTCTTATAGGAAGAAATCAAATGGCTATAACCAAAATTCGTGGTAACACACAAATTAAAACTGGTTCGATTACCAACGTAGAAATTGCTGCAAATGCAGGTATCGAACTTTCAAAACTCGCCGAAGGCGCAGAACTCATCAAGCGTGATGGATCTGTAGCTTTTACAGGTAACATTGACGCTGGTTCCAATAAAGTAGTAAACGTATCAACCCCAACCGCTTCTGGCGATGCTGCTAATAAAGCATACGTTGATGCCGAGGTTGCTGCTGTTGCTGATCAGGTTGTAAACGACCTTGATCCACGACTTGATGCAATCGAAGGTCGCATGACAACTGCTGAGGGAGACATTGATGCTCTCGAAGTTCGTATGTCAAGCGCAGAAGGAGATATTGACTCTCTTGAGTCAGGTCTTGCTGCTGAGGTTTCTCGTGCTGGCGCTGCTGAAGCAGGCCTTGCATCTGATATTGCTGACGAGGCTTCTGCTCGTGCTGCTGCTGACACAACTCTTCAAGGCAACATTGATGCTGTAGCATCTGATCTTGCTGACGAAGTTGCTCGTGCTCTTGCTGCTGAAACTGATCTCGATGTTCGCGTGGATCAGGCTGAATCGGATATCATGGGTCTTGAGGCTGCTGATGTTGCTCTCGATGGTCGTGTGACCGATCTTGAGAACGGACTTGCTGCCGAGACACTTGCTCGTCAAAATGCAGATTCTGCACTTGATGGTCGTGTAACAACTGCCGAAGGCGACATCGTTGCCCTCGAAGGTCGCATGGACACTGCTGAAGCTGATATTGCTTCTCTTGAGTCTGGACTTGCTGCCGAAGTTGCTCGTGCAACTGGAGCCGAGGCTAATTTGGCTGCTGATATTGCTGCCGAAGAAACTCGTGCAATGGCTGCTGAGGCTAATCTTTCTGTTGATATTGTTGCCGAAGAAACTCGTGCAATGGCTGCTGAGGCTGCACTTCAAGCTGAAGTTGACGCTGTTGAAGCTGACCTTGCACAAGAAGTTCTTGATCGTGCTGCTGATGTAACTGCCGAGGAAACTCGTGCTATGGCTGCTGAGGCTGCTATTCAAGCTGAAGTTGATGCTGAGGAAGTTGCAAGAGCTGCCGCTGACGCAACTCTTCAAGACAACATCGATGCTGAAGCTGCTGCTCGTTTCGCTGGTGATGATGGTCTTTATGACTTTATCGACACTCAAGTTGTTGCAATTAATGCAACAACCGATGGTCTCGCTGCTGACCTTGCTGCCGAAGAAGCTCGTGCTATGGCTGCTGAAGCTGACTTGGCTGCTGATATTGCAGCTGAAGAGTCTGCTCGTATCAGTGCTGTTGCTGGAGTACAAGCTGAAGTTGATACTGAAGAAGCTGCACGTGCCGCTGCTGACCTTGTTCTTCAAGGCAACATCGATGCTGTAGAGTCTGATTACATCGCTGCTGACGCTGTTGTACTTGCAAGTGCTAATAGCTACACAGATACAGAGATCGCTGCTCTCGTGAACAGTGCTCCTGCTGTCCTTGATACACTCAAAGAACTCTCGGATGCTCTTGGTGGCGACGAGAACTTTGCTGCAACTGTAGCTGGACAAATTGGCGCAGTTCAAGCTGAAGTTGATGCTGAAGAAGTGGCTCGTGCTGCTGCTGACGCTGCTCTTCAAGCTGAGATTGACGCAGAAGAAGTGGCTCGTGCTGCTGCTGACGTAACACTTCAGGGCAACATTGATGCTGAAGAGACTCGTGCCATGGGTGCAGAAGCTGCACTTCAGTCCGAGCTTGATGCTGAAGAAGCTGCTCGTGCTGCTGCTGATATTACCCTTCAAGGTAACATCGATGCAGAAGAAGCTCGTGCTATGGCTGCTGAGGCTGGACTTGCTAGTGATATTTCAGACGAAGAAACTGCTCGTATCGCTGGCGATGCTGCACTTCAAGCTGAGGTTGATTCTGTTGAAGCTGATCTCGCTCAAGAAGTTCTTGATCGTGCTGCTGACGTAGACGCAGAAGAAGTTCGTGCTATGGCTGCTGAGGTTGCTCTTCAAGCTGAGATTGACGCAGAAGAAGTGGCTCGTGCTGCTGGCGATGCTTCGCTCGCATCAGACTTGTCTGATGAAGAAACAGCTCGTATTGCTGGTGACGCTGCTCTTGCATCTGATCTTGCAGACGAAGAAACAGCTCGTATCGCTGGTGACGCTTCACTTCAGGGTGAAGTTGATGCAGTTGAAGGACGTATGGACACTGCTGAAGGCGACATCGTTGCCCTCGAAGGTCGTATGGACACAGCTGAAGGCGACATTGGCGCACTTGAAGGACGTATGGACACCGCAGAGGCAGATATTGCCGCGCTTGAGTCCACAGTTCTTTATGTTTCAAATGTTGTAACACGTGAAGCTCCAACTGGAACAATCAACGGCTCTAATGCTGAGTTCAGTCTTGCATACACTCCTGTGATGAACAGCGAGCACGTATACTTGAATGGTCTCTTGCAAGAGCCTGGAGTTGGTAACGACTACTCCATCTCTGGTGGAACTATCACATTCTCTGTTGCTCCAGTAAGTGGCGACAGAATTCGTGTTAGCTACATGAAAGCCTAACTTAAACATTAGTTAGCAAATGACGGTGGTGCCCCTCGTGGGCACCACCACACTTATTCATAAGTGCAATTAGTATTACCATACAAATTTTAGACGAACGACAAATTTTACATAACGGATAATTAACCATGTCAACACAGATTCGTGGTAATAAACAAATCAAAAGTATCACTATCACTGATGCTCAGATTGCTCAAGACGCTGCAATCAGCACCAGTAAACTTGCCGAAGGCGCAGAACTCTTAAAAAGAGACGGTTCAGTTGTAGCAACTGGCGACTTCGACCTTGGAACAAATCAAATTAAGAATATTGGTGCACCAGTAGATGACAACGATGCAGTACGCAAAGCTGATCTTGATGCTGCTACATCTGGAACTCTTGTAAACAGAGAGCAACCAACTGGCACACTCAATGGTTCAAACACTTCATTCACACTTGCAAACACACCAAATCTTGGTACAGAGCAAGTATTCTTGAACGGTGCTTTATTAAACTCAGGCGCTAATAGCGACTATGTTGTAGACGGCACAACTCTTACATTCACACTTGCACCACAATCAGGTGACGTAATTCTTGTTAATTACATAACTGACGGTGTTGTTGTAAATGCTGATGTTACTAGCACACTTGCACAATTTAATTCACGATTGACAACTGCTGAAGGTGAGCTTTTCACTGCGCAGGTTGATATTACCAATCTTGCAAGTGATGTATCTGGAATTAACTCTCGTCTTACAACTGCCGAAGGTGACATTGTTGCCGTTGAAGGAGATGTTGCAACTCTTGAGTCAACTGTTAGCGCAGCACAAGGAAGCATTTCATCTCTTCAATCAGATTTATCTGCTGAAGAAGCTGCTCGTATAGCTGCTGACGACGCTCTCGATACAACTGTAGGCTCAATTCAAACATCAGTTACATCTCTCGGCAACAGAATGACTGCTGCTGAAGGTGACATCACTGCTCTTGAAGCTGCTGACGCTGCGTTTGATATTCGTGCTGGTGTTATTGAAGATGGTCTTCAAGCAGAAACTAGCGCAAGAACAAGTGCTGACAGTGCTCTTAGTTCTCGTGTAACTGTTCTTGAAAACGCTCCAGCTCCTGTAACTTCGTACAACAATCTTACTGATAAGCCTACATTGTTCAGTGGTTCATATACTGATCTTTCTAACAAACCTACTTTGTTTGATGGTGCGTATGCGAGTCTTTCTGGCAAGCCTAGTTTGTTCAGTGGCTCATATGCTGATCTTAGCAATAAGCCAACTTTGTTTAGTGGATCTTATACAGATCTTACCAACAAACCATCGATACCAACACCAAAGAAAGAAATTCCTTCTGGTAGTGTCAATGGCTCTAACGCAGTATTCACTCTCTCAGAGACACCTTCTGTAGCAAACACCGAGCAAGTATTCTTGAACGGTCTTTTACAGATGGCTGGTGCTGAAGCCGATTATACTATCGCAGGTGGCACTATTACATTCAATACTGCTCCTGATGCTGGGTGGAAACTTGTTGTTTACTACTTTGTTTAATAAATATTTTAACTCATAAGGTCAATTAAGGGATAACTATCATGTCAAAGACAGAAGTTTCTGGAAAACAAATTAAAGACGGTTCGATTGAGCTTGTAGACTTGTCAAATGCTGTAGCAACCGACATCTCTACACTCAAGAGTGATGTTGCAACGCTACAAACAGACGTTGCTGCAAAAGCTGACGCAGGAAATCTTGCATCAGTAGCAACAAGTGGTTCATATGACGATCTCACGAATAAACCAAACATTCCTAGCTTGTCTGGGTATGCGACTGAAGCATACGTTGACGGTGCGGTATCTGGTCTCGTAAATAGTGCACCTGCAACTTTAGACACACTCAAAGAGCTTAGTGATGCTCTTGGTGCTGATGCTAATTTTGCTACAACTGTTGCTGGACAGATTGGTGATATTGCATCAGACGTGTCAGCACTAGATGGACGTGTTACTGCGACTGAAGGTGATATATCGTCGCTTCAATCGGATGTATCTTTGTTACAGAACAGTGTAAGTGCAGGAACAAACATTGGTGATCTTAATGGTGTTGCGATCACATCGCCATCTGCTGGTCAAGTTCTAACATATAACGGACTTGGTTGGGTCAACGGTGCTGCGCCGTCGTCGTTCAGTGGCTCATACAATGATCTCACAGACAAGCCAACTTTGTTCAGTGGGTCGTATGTCGATCTTACTAACAAGCCAACAATACCAACCAATCTTGATAGTTTAACAGATGTTACTGCAAGTTCTCCATCGGCAGGGGAGTTTTTGATTTTTAATGGAACTGCTTGGGTAAATGGAAACGTAACGCAAGACGATGTTGTTGGTTTATCAGAAGTTGGTATCACTGGTTCTTATGCAGATCTTATTGACAAACCCACATTGTTTGATGGTGCATACTCTAGCTTAACTGGAGCACCTTCTCTTGCAACTGTAGCAACAAGTGGTTCGTATGCCGATCTCAGTAACAAGCCAACTTTGTTCAGTGGATCATATACTGATCTTACTAACAAACCAACACTTGCCAGTTTTACAACCCTTACTTCTCCCGCAAGTGGACAGTATTTGCGATACAACGGATCTGCTTGGGTAAACAGCGCAATTCAAGGTGCAGATCTGCCGGTAGCAAACGGTTCTACAGCCGGAATAGTTTCTGCTGGTGACCAAGTATTCAACGGAAGAAAGCAACTGTTTGGAGGAGCAACTATTAAAGCACCTTGGGTGAATCAAGTTGCTTTGTTTCTTCAGTCATATAGTGCATCACAGACTGCCGATCTTGTTGTTGTGCAAAACCTTGCTGGAAATACCGTTACTACCATTCAACCAAACGGAACTATACACGCAATTAGATACACAGAAACTGTTGCAAATGCGTTCAACACTTCACTTGCTCCATCTTCTGGAACATTGACTGTTGATACATCAGTAGGAAATGCTGTACTTGGTGCTCTTAGTGCTTCTGTTACAACTTGGGCGTTTACGAACGTTCCGACAGATAATAGCAAAATAACCACAGTAACTGCTGTGCTTGCTGGTAACGCATCGTTCACATACGGAGATGCTTGCTCAGTAAACGGAAGTGCAGTTTCTGGTGGTATTAGATGGAGTGGAGGTTCTGCACCTACCGCAACAGCTAATACTGATATTATCACGTTCGTTATTGTTAGAGACAGTGCTGGCACTATTAGGGTGTTTGGTTCTGCAACAACTAACTTCAGCTAGTAGACGAACATAAAAATGTGGGTGGAATTTGAATTCCACCCACTATTAAAAGGAAACAGATATGCCATTCTCATTTGGACTAGGTAACAGATCAGTTTTTTCTAAAGGTAATAGAAGTGATATTGTTACAGACAATTTGGTGTTTAATATTGATGCATCAAAAACAACAAGCTACCCAGGATCAGGAACTACTGTCAATGACATTAGTGGACAAGGAAACACAGGAACATTAACAAATGGTGCTTCAGTTTCAAGTGGTTCGGTATCATTTGATGGATCAAACGATATTCTTAATATTACACACAGCTCATCATTAAATCTTGATCAAACATTTTCGATTGGTGCTTGGGTTAGAGCAAATGCATTGGGCAACACAACAGACCCTTTTGGTGCGAACATCAACGCCATCGGAAATCGACAAATAATATACTCAACACGAGTTAATAACGCAGCAGGATGTTTTCAACTTGAGCTAACCGGAACTACTATATCTGTGACTGGTGTAGGAACATTTGTTATCTCAGCCGGAACAATCGCAGCAAATACCTGGTACTATATCACTTATGTGAGAAACGGCTCTGGTTCAGGAACTATCTACATAAACGGTGTTGCACAAACTCCATCAACAACCACAGCATACACATTTATAGACAACACCGACACAAAACAAATTGGTGGTGGTGGATCGACTGGTACTGGACAACCATTCAACGGAAGAATTGGTGAACTGCACTTATACAAACGTGCTCTTTCTCAAACCGAGATTTTACAAAATTATAGTGCAACATCACAAAAATATTCAACTTTAGTTACAACCAATCTTGTAATGCATTTAGACGCTGGAAATGCTTCAAGCTACCCAGGCTCTGGAACAACCTGGACTGATTTAAGTGGCGCAAATAGAAATGCAACACTTCGTCCGGGCATGACATACTCCTCCAGTGAGGGTCAGGGCTCTATAGTATTTACACCAACAACATATGCAACAATTAGTGGAACAAGCTCATTTATTCATAATACCGCATATACAAAATCTGTGTGGGTGAAATTCACATCAACAGGAAATTTCAAAAATTTAATATCGTCAGCAAACAACAATGCACACGCATTTTGGGTTCCTGAAGGTTTTAATGGAGTGCTTCAGAAACTATGTACAGGACATAATGGACAATGGACTGCAACTGCCGGTGCAACAACCATTCAACCAAATGTGTGGTACAATTTTTCTATGACATTTAGCCCAACAAATGGAATGAGAGTGTATATTAATGGCGTATTGGATGGTTCAAATTCTGCTCAAACCGCAACATTTAGTCCATCCGACAGTCCTCTTTATATAGGTTCATACGGTCTATTGGATAATGGTTTTAATGGATTTATGACAACTGCGCTAATATACACCAGAGAGTTGTCGGCACAAGAGCTGTTGCAAAATTTTAATGCAACAAAAAGTAGACATGGTTTATAAAAATTTGCTGTAGGCACCAAAGATGAAACACCATCTGTACGACATACTTAAAGATTACACACAGTCTGTCGCAGATGGTTTTTCATTTGGTGGACTATTCAAAAGTGTTCTTTTGCTTGTAGCTGCATTTTTAGCTCCAATAGCGACTGTCATCTTTGCAGTGATGTTCTTGATCTTTGTGGATCTTATCACTGGCGTTTTAGCTTCCATAAAAGAAAAGCAAACAATTACAAGTTCCGCTATGTCAAGAACCATAGCAAAGACATTTGTTTACTGTACAACCATAATAGTGACTTATGTGGTACATAAATACTTACTGGTAGGCTTCGACTTTCCAGTAGAAAGTATTGTGTCTGGTTTCATAGCTCTTACAGAGATGAAATCAATTTTGGAAAACATGGACAGAATCAGCAATCATTCTGTTCTTAGAGACTTAATACTAATATTTTCTAACGAGAGGGAGAGACGACTGCCACCGAAACCAGTCAAGAAAGACAAAAAGTAGGCGTGGCATATGGCTCTCATCACAAGCACAATACAGAATGTTGACGTTGCAAAACTGAAACATGAAATTGAAAGTGCTGGCAACTACAAAGTACAAAGCATCACAGTAACATCTACAGGTGTAGATGTTGTTGTTTTAACGACAACTGGCGCCGACATTCCTGAAGTCGAAGCAACTACACTCAAGACCAGTGTTATCGATGCACACCAAAGTCAACAACGAAGAAGAATAATTGTCAAAGATGCTCCAGCAAATGCTGACGAAGCTGCGAATAAGCAGTTTGTCGATTCAGCATTAACTGATGCAATTGATGAGCGCATTTCTGAACTTGTTGATGGTGCGCCAGAAGCTCTCGATACATTAAAAGAACTAGCAGAAGCTCTTGCAAATGATGCAGATTTTGCTGGAACTATTTCCACACAACTCAGTGATCTATCAGACACAACAAGTGCAATTGACATTCGAGTGCAAGCTGTTGAATCAGATGTTGTTACAATAGCATCTAGTGTCGAGCAAGAAATAACTGATAGAATTGCTGGTGATATAACAACACTCACATCAGCAAACACATATACTGATACACAAACGGCAGCTATTGAAGCAACTCTTGCGCCAGTAGCAACAACTGGATCATACAACGATCTTACAGACAAGCCAACATTGTCTACGGCAGCTGCAACTGGATCGTATAACGATCTTACAGACAAGCCAACTATACCTGCGAACTTGTCTGATTTAAGTGATGTTGCAGTATCGTCTCCAGAAACAAATCAAATCTTAAAATACAACGGCACTGAATGGGTCAACGCACAGAGCTATTTTGGCACTGGTTCATATAACGATCTTTTAGACAAGCCGAGCCTTGCTACGGTCGCAACAACAGGATCATATGATGATCTTAGTGATAAACCAACACTTGCTACTGTTGCAACAACAGGATCATACAACGACTTAACAGACGTGCCTGTGATACCATCAGCAATACCTACGGGTATGATTGCACCGTTTGCTGGTGCAGCTGCGCCGGCTGGATGGTTATTATGTGATGGTACTCCTGTGCCAAGAGAAGACTACTGGGATTTGTTTTTAGTGATTGGTGTTTCGTATGGTTCAGGAAATGGTTCATCAACATTTAACGTGCCTGATCTTTGCAGTCGAGTGCCTATTGGCAAAGGAAAAACAGTAAACACATCACTGGGGGATAATGACAATATAGCAGAAGAAAGTAGGTCTCTACAACATTCACACAATACAACGTTTTCTGGCCACTATCATGACATGACTGGTGCTGGATCAACGCTTACAACAAATATAGGACACACACATACGGGCTCTTATGCGGTTTCAGGATCTGTTACCGTGAATGCATATAATCTTGCACACAGTCATGGTGGTTCAACAGGTAATGACAGCCCAGATCACACACACGGTGTAATTGGTAGCACAGCAACTGATGGCTCACACAATCACTTAATGCCAACGTCCAGAGGAAGTGCAACAAACAGTGTTAGTGGTAAAGTTGATAAAAATGATGGTGATACTGTTAGTAACACTGGAACAACAGACACGGGAACAAATTCAAGCACACACTCACACGCAATAAGTTTTACATCACAAGGTGCAAACCAAAGACATACACATACATTTTCCACCAATAGTACGACTATGGCAGTGGCAGGAAACTCACTAGATCACAGCCACACAACGTCTCACAATTTAACAGTTAGTGGTCAAACATTATCCGCAACTCCAGTTTCTGCTACAGGAAGAATTGGAAAAGTTACGGGTGGACTCGATGGAAATACAGATCAAACAGTATCAAGCACAAATACAAACGGTGTCAACTATTTAATAGTTAATTACATCATCAAAACATAAGAGTAGAGATATGCCGATTACACAATCATTCATATGCAGAGAACGTGCTGTTAGAACAAGTGCAACGTCATATACGATTGCAAACATTCCTAACGCAAACACTGAGCAAATCTTTGCGAACGGTGTACTTCAGAACTTTGGTCCAGATAACGACTACACTTTGTCTGGAAAAACAATCACATTCAACAGAAACATTGAAGCTGATGAAGTTATACTTGTCAATTATATCTTAGATGTTTTTGTCGCTCCACCTGAAGACGCAACCATAACGGGAAAAGGTCTTGAGGGAAGAAAAAATTTGATTCATTGGTGCTTACGAAAACTTGGTGCACCAGTTATTGATATTAACGTTGATGAAGATCAAATTGAAGATCGTATTGATGAAGCTCTGTTGTATTTCAGAGACTATCACTTTGATGGTGTTGAGCGTGTATATCTTCGTCATCAAGTTACTGCATCTTCTCTCAAACTAGAAGCACCATTTACTGGTGAAATACAGAAGGGTGCAACTATTGTTGGTCAAACATCTGGCGCTGCTGGTTACGTATACGACAAGTATGTTGATGGCACAACAGTTCGTTTTAAGCATTTAACAACTGCAAAGTTCATCAAAGGTGAAACTGTAGCGATTGATGGCACATCAGATACATTTCAAATACAAAACTCTGACGTAGCTGTTACACTTGGTGATGTTGACAATCACTACATTACACTCAATCAAAAAGTATTGAGTATCACAAACATTATTCCACAAGAGTCATCGTCTATTGGTGGCAATCTTGGTGGTATGTTTGACTTTCAATACCAGTTTGCATTGAACAATATGTTCAATCTTGCTTCAACTGATCTTGTTACATATGACATCTATAAGCGTTACATCTCTCAATGGGAATTCATGTTCAGGGGTGCTCGTGGAATCAGATTCAACAGAAAGACTGACAGAGTTGAACTCGACATACAAGACTGGATCGTTGATCAATGGATCGTTCTTGAGTGTTGGTCAGCACTTGAGCCATCAACGTTCACAGAGATCTATACAGACGAATTCGTTCGTGAGTATGCATACAGTCTCATCAAACAACAGTGGGGTGCAAACTTAAAGAAGTTCTCTGGTATTTCGTTACCTGGTGGTGTACTTCTCAACGGTCAACAAATTTACGATGAAGCAACAGCTGAACTTGAAAAACTTAGAGAGCGTGTTCGTAAAGAGTTTGAGTTGCCGCCTGACTTTTTGATAGGATAGTTTGTGGGTAGCAATAAGTATTTCAACTTATATCATCAGAAACAAGAACAGAGTCTTCTCAACGACCTTGTTGAAGAGTCTGTGCGCATTCACTCTATTCAGGGTATTTACATACCACGAGAGTCGAGTGGTAATGTTGATCCATTGTTTCGTGAAGATGTACTGAGCAAATTCAATGACTATCACCACGTTGATTTGTACATCAAGAACGTAGAAGCATTTGAAGGAGATGGTGACATCTTCAGAAAGTTTGGTCTTGATATTAAAAACCAAATCACGTTTTCGATTTCTCGCAAAAGTTTTTCAAAGATCTTTGGTCGAGAGATGTCACGTCCACGAGAAGGAGATCTCATCTACATACCATTGAGTATTGCAGATGCACTCTATGAGATTCGTTTTGTGCGTGAAGATAGCGTCTTCTTCAGTCTCGGTGAGTTTTACCTCTACGACTTACAATGTGAGCAAGCAACGTTTGATGATGAAAACATCAAAACAGGCATTGAAGAGATTGACACAATTGGAGATGAACTATCTCAGATGTTCTTACTCAAACTTGATCCATCTTCTGGTTCAGGCACATTTGAGTATGGAGAAACTATCTACCAAGGCGAGTCTCTTGAAACAGCTACAGCTAAAGGCACGTTCATATCAGTAGAGCTAAACAACACAATCAAAATCAAAGATGTGTATCAAACTTTTAGAGCAGAAGATGGTCCAATTAAAGGCGTCAAAAGTGACACACAATTTGACCTCGATGTGAGCTTCGATACGACAGATATTGTCGAAGACTTTGGAGCAAAAAACAAAGACTTCATTGTGATTGATTTTACAGAGAACAATCCATTCTCTGAAGAGGAGTAATCATGTTTCATTCACCGTTCTATCACTTTACCATGCGCAAAGCAGTAGCGAGTTTTGGCTCACTGTTTGCAAACATTTTTGTTGTAAAGAGAGACAAAGATGGTAAAGAAGTTGAGCGAGTCAAAGTGCCACTTGCATACGGTCCAGCTGAACGGTACATTGTTCGTAATCAAGAAGATCCTGAACTTAGCAGAAACTATGCACTGAAGTTGCCACGAATGAGTTTTGAGATTAAGTCACTTGAGTACGACTCACAGAGAAAACTCAACACACTTCGCAAGAATATACAGCCACTGCCAGAAGATCCTACAACTGTTGTTCGACAGTATCAGGGCGTGCCGTACAAGATGACGATAGAGCTTTCGATCATCAGCAAATTTATTGATGACTCAAATCAAATTATTGAACAGATTTTGCCATGGTTCACGCCAGCGTACACTGTGACTATCAGAAGCATTCCTGGAATGAATTTTCTCGATGACGTAGCAATCACACTCAATTCACTCAACTTGCAAGACAACTACGAAGATGACTGGACAACTCGTCGTGATGTCATTTGGACGCTTTCATTTGACTTGAAAGTAATGTTCTACGGACCCACTAAACAGTCGCCAGTTATTCAACGTGCAATTCAAGACATCTACGCCGCAAACGGCGACTTGAACGATCCAGAAGTATTAGCAAAACAGTCTCGTGCTATACGAAGTACGATCACGCCTAATCCAGACAATGTGAACTACAACGAAGAGTTTGGATATTCTGAAACGATAGAATCTTTTACTGATGGAATGCGACTAAATCCTATTACTGGAGAAGACGAACCCATCGAAGACTAAATGAGTTTGTGTGTGAATTATGAGTGATGAGAAAGATATTATAACAAAATACGATGTGCAACAAGAATCGTTCGTTGCAACTGAAGAAGATCTCAAGTCGCTAGTGCAGCATACAGCACCAGTCACTGAGACACAGAAAGTTCAGCATACGCCTGAGCCAACTCCTGCTGAGTTGCCTGTACAGTTTGAGAAGAAAGAGATCGTTCAAGCTCCATCAACAGAGAACGACATTCACACAGACTATCAATACATTCGCACAAATCTCTATACGATTACAGAGCGTTCAATTGATGCTCTTAACAATCTTGTACAGATAGCAGATCAGAGCCAACATCCACGTGCGTATGAAGTAGTATCACAGCTCGTCAACACAATAGCGAGCGCACAGAAAGACTTGATTGGCATTCATGCAACTCGTGCAAAAATTGACGCTCTCAAGAATAAGGGCAAAAGTGGACCTGACGTAGTAAACAACAACTTGTTTGTTGGCAACACTGCACAGCTCGATGAGATTATTAAGAACATGAACAAGAAACACGATGACAACGACGAGTGATGACACAACACACGCAGTAGCACCTGACGGCGTTCGCAATCATAAGAACAATCCTAACCTCAAGAGCACTGGGGTTCAGTACATCTTTACTAAAGAGCAGATTGAAGAACGCATCAAGTGTATGCAAGATCCGATTTACTTCATTGAGCGATACATGAAGATCGTTCACGTAGATCGTGGTCTAGTGCCGTTTGATCTGTATGACTTTCAGAAAACGCTCTTACACTCATATGTAGACAATCGTTTTACGATAGCGAAACTTCCACGTCAGGTCGGTAAATCTACAGTAACAATCGCATACATTCTGTGGACTGTTCTCTTTGGTCCAATGCAGAACATAGCAATACTTGCGAACAAAGCAAGCACAGCTAGAGACATCTTAGCTAAACTACAGTTAGCGTATGAGCACATTCCTCTCTGGATGCAACAAGGTATCGTCTCATGGAACAAAGGTAGCATCGAACTAGAGAACGGAAGTAAAGTTATCGCAAACGCTACAGCATCAAGCGCAGCACGTGGTAGCTCATACAACGTCATCTTTCTTGACGAGTTTGCGTTCGTGCCTAAGAACATTGCAGAAGAGTTCATTACTTCTGTGTACCCTACGATCTCTTCAGGTAAGACGACGAAAGTTATCATGGTCTCGACCCCCAATGGGATGAACTTGTTCTACAAATACTGGACTGATGCTGTCAATGGGCGAAACTTATACAAACCTGTCGAAGCCCACTGGAGTGTAGTGCCTGGGCGAGACCAAGCATGGGCTGAAGACCAGATTAAACAGTTAGGGCAAGACAAGTTCGATCAAGAGTTTGGTTGCGATTTCATTGGAAGTGCTGGAACCCTCATCTCTTCAGCGAAACTTTCAGCGATGGCATGGATACCCCCTATTGAGAGAATCGGAGACTTACACATATACGAAGCGGCAAAGCAAGATCACATCTATGTAATGTCAGTGGACACAGCGGAAGGACAGGGCTTAGACCACTCAGCGTTTATTGTTATAGACTGTACAAGTTTGCCGTACAAAGTTGTGGCACGATACTACAATAGCAAGATAACACCGATGCTGTATCCAAACGTAATTTACAACGTAGCTGCACAATACAACAATGCTCACGTACTTATCGAGACTAACTCTATCGGTGGTCAAGTTGTAGAAGTGCTACACAATGAGCTTGAGTATGAAAACGTGTTCTCGACTACAAACATGGGTCGAGGGGGTCAGAAACTTAGTGCTGGATTTAAGAAGAACTCGAAACTTGGAATCAAGACGACTTCTCAGATCAAAACAATTGGTTGTGCGAATCTCAAAGCATTATTGGAATCTGATAAGATACTCGTTCAAGACTTCGACATGATCTCAGAGCTAACATCGTTTGTAGCATCAGGAGGTACGTTCTGTGCTGAACCTGGGTGTCACGACGACTTGACGATGTGCCTTGTGTTATTCTCATGGCTCTCGGCACAACCCCTATTCAAAGAGATGACTGATACGGATGCTCGAAAGAGACTGTTTGAAGAGAAGGTCCAAAATATTGAAGAGCAGATACTACCCTTTGGATTCATCAATGACGGCGACAACGGCACAGGGTTCTTGGATGACGACGGTACTCTATGGCACACTGTCGGAGACGATGTTTCAGACGAGTTCTAATCAAGATTGCTATATAGCGTTTCATTTTTATAAATAATTGATGCAATACGCTTGACTATATCAGACATACCAAAAGTGTTGGTATCATTAGTGATATAACATCGATTTAAGAGACAAGGAGACACAAGATGGCATTTCAAGTATCACCTGGAGTATTAGTTACTGAGAAAGACCTCACAACTGTAATTCCAGCAGTATCAGTATCTATTGGTGCTTTTGCGGGATTTTTCAAGTGGGGACCCCTCAATGACATTCAACTCGTAAGCACAGAAGACCAGTTAGCAAAGCGTTTTGGCAAGCCAGATGACGACACTGCAACATCATTCTTCACAGCTGCAAACTTCTTGGCATACGGAATCAGACTTAAAGTTGTTCGTGTCGCTGATGCTGCTGCAAGAAACGCAGATTCAAACGGCGATGGTGTTCGTATCGAGAACGATGATGACTATGCAACAAAGGCTGGCTCTCTTACAGCATCTTTCGTTGCTCGTCACCCTGGAGTTCTTGGTAACTCACTTCGTGTTTCTGTTTGTACAAGTGCTGATGCGTTCAAGACAACGCTTTCTAACACATTCACAGGCACTCGTAGCACTAAGACAATCACTGTATCTGGCGATTTGACAGATCAAATCGTTGTTGGAAGCATTCTTCGTGACAGAGCTACAGGACAGCAACGTTCTGTTGTAGCAATCAGCGCAGGCTCGACCACGACAACTATCACCGTTGATCGTGCACTCGACAAGAATATCAGTGGACAACTTGAACTCAAGTGGGAGTTCGCTGATGTTTGTGGTGTTGCTCCTGCAACATCTCAGTATGCAGAGACGGTTGGTGGATCTAACGATGAATTGCACGTTGTAGTAGTAGACACTAAGGGATCTTTCAGTGGTGCTGCTGGCACAATTCTCGAAAGATTTGTTTCTGTTTCAAAAGCAAGTGATGCTAAGAAAGAAGACGCATCGACAAACTACTATGTTGACGTAATCAACAATGCATCTGAATACATTCGTGTTGGATCTCATGTTGCTGAAGCCAGCGAGACATGGGGTACCGAAGCAGCTGATACAGATTTCACAGACATCGAAGCTGATATTCAAGCACACAACTTGCCACTTTCTGGTGGTGTAGACGGTGCAGTATCTGCTGGAAGTGATGAGCGTATTGCTGGTTACGATTTGTTCAAGAACTCTGATGCTGTTGATTTGTCGTTCGTTCTTCTTGGCGAAGCGACACCATCAACTGCTCAGTATGTAATCAACAACATCTGCGAGACTCGTAAAGATTGTGTTGCGTTCGTATCTCCTGAGTATGCTGACGTTGTTGACAATCGTGGCAACGAGACTGAATCTGTTAAGACATTCAGAGAAGCACTCAATGTGTCAAGCTCGTATGCTGTTCTCGACAGTGGATGGAAGCGTCAGTACGACAAGTACAATGACAAGATGCGTTGGATTCCACTCAATGGTGACATAGCTGGTCTCTGCGCACGTACTGATGATATTGCAGATCCTTGGTATTCACCAGCTGGTTACAATCGTGGTGGTATTAAGAACGTTGTTAAACTTGCTTGGAGTCCAACTAAGTTTGAGCGTGACGAGTTGTATGTAAACGGAATCAATCCAGTAATTACTGCTCCAGGGCAAGGTACTGTACTTTTCGGAGACAAGACACTTCTTGGACGTCCATCTGCGTTTGATCGTTTGAACGTTCGTCGCTTGTTCATTGTTCTTGAGAAAGCTATTGCTTCGGCTGCTAGATTCACACTCTTCGAGTTCAACGATACGTTCACTCGTGAGCAATTCAGAAATCTTATTGAGCCATACCTCAGAACAGTTAAAGCTCGTCGTGGTATTTACGACTTCAAGGTTGTGTGCGATGAGTCGAACAATCCAGCTGAAGTTATTGACCGCAACGACTTCGTTGGGGACATCTACATCAAACCAGCTCGTTCTATTAACACAATTCAATTGAATTTTGTTGCAGTTCGTACTGGAGTAGAATTCTCAGAAATCGTTGGAAAAGCATAAATAATTTTTAGCGTATTGTAAGGAGTTATCCACCATGACATTCAACATCAACTCGTTCAAATCACAACTTGTGGGCGGAGGTGCTAGACCTTCGCTCTTTGAAGTTACTCTTAACTTCCCATCTACCCTTGCTGCAATTGGTGCAGTACCTGGGTCCGGAGTTGGGGCTGTTACTGGTAGCGCATCACAGAAATTAACTTTCATGTGTAAAGCAAGTGCTATTCCAGCAAGCTCTGTTGCTCCAATCGAAGTTCCATACTTCGGTCGCAAGGTTAAGTTTGCAGGTAACAGAACATTTGCTGAGTGGACAATCACTGTAATCAACGATGAAGACTTCTTAGTTCGCAAGAGCTTCGAGGCTTGGCTTGCTGGAATCAATGGTCATTCTAGCAACACAAAACTCTTGGGTGATTCTCCAACTACTATTGCTGGACTTGGTACAGGTTATCAGCAAAGTGGAACAGTAAAACAATATGGTAAAGCTGGTGGTAATCCAATCCGCACCTATGAGTTCGTGAATGTGTTCCCATCTGAGATTTCTCCGATTGAACTTAACTGGGCATCTGAGAATGAGATCGAAGAGTATACAGTAACTCTTCAATATGACTACTGGGTTGCTGATCCAGTTGTTACTAATGGAGACTTGATTGACATCTAATCAAGTTTAGACTTTTTTAGAATGACTAAATATTAGTAACTCGCCTTCTTCAGAGAAGGCGTTTTACTTTATGGGACTTGAATATGGCATTTGAACTGTTTGGTTGGCAACTAAAGAAATCAAAAGAAGAACAACAGCAAAAGAAAGCTGAGTCATTTGTACTCCCAGAGAATCAAGATGGTGCAGTCAATGTTGAAGGTGTTGCTGGTGCGTACGGCGCATACATTGACTTCGATGCGACAGTAAAGAATGAGTTTGAACTCGTTACTCGATATAGAGAGCTTTCGTTACTTCCAGATGTAGACTTTGCTATTGACGACATCGTGAATGAGATGATTGTTCTTGATGGCACAAACGATGCTGTCAAAATCAATCTTGAAAAAGTAAAAGTTTCAAAATCAGTTAAGACGAAGATTGAAGAAGAGTTTAGAAACGTTCTCACACTTCTTGACTGGAACAATCAAGCATACGAGATCGTAAAGAAGTGGTACATCGATGGTCGTTTGTACTATCATGTTGTTCTCGATGAGAAGAATCCAACTAAAGGTATTGCAGAGCTTCGTTATATTGATCCACGACAGATTAGAAAAGTTCGTGAGATTGATCGTCAAGTAGACAATGACACTGGCATTGAATTAGTAAACGTCAAAGACGAGTATTTCACATACAATGCTCGTGGTATGCAGTTCATGTCAAACACTCCGAACTCATACAGTCCAACTGCAACGATTGCAGGAATCAAAATTCATCCAGACTGTATCTGCTACACTCACAGTGGTATTGTAGACAAGTATTCAGCATCTATTCTTTCACATCTTCACAAAGCAATTAAACCAATCAATCAGCTGAAAATGATGGAAGATGCTCTTGTCATCTATCGTATTGCTCGTGCTCCTGAGAGACGTATTTTCTACGTTGACGTTGGTAACTTACCAAAGACAAAAGCAGACGATTACCTTCGCAGTGTAATGAATCGTTATCGTAACAAGCTCCAGTACAATATTGAGACTGGTGAAATGAAAGACGATAGACGATTCTTGTCGATGCTTGAAGACTACTGGCTTCCTCGCCGTGAGGGTTCTCAGGGCACTTCGATTGAAACTCTTCCAGGTGGAGAGAATCTTGGTGAAATGCAAGACGTAGAATACTTTCAGAAAAAAGTTTACAGAGCATTGAACGTGCCGCTTTCTCGTCTTGATTCTGGTGCGGGGTTTCAACTTGGACGTGCAGCTGAAATATCTCGTGACGAAGTGAAGTTTGCAAAGTTCATTCATCGCATTCGTTTACGATTCAGTCATTTGTTTGATGAGTTGTTAAAAAAGCAACTCGTTCTCAAGAAAGTTATCAATCCAGACGAGTGGGCTTCTATTCGTGAAGGAATTAAGTTTGACTACAATACAGATAACCACTTTGCTGAATTAAAAGAAGCAGAGATCTTCAAGAGCAGACTTGAATTACTTCAACAGATTGATAGTTTTGCCGGCAAATACTTTTCTCAAGCATGGATTCGTCAAAACGTTCTTCGACAGAGTGAAGAAGATCGTCGTGAAATTGATACACAGATCCAAAATGAGCAACGACTTGTTGCTCAACAACAGCAAGCTCAAGCAGATGGTGCACTTGACGATATTTCTACATCAGATACAGGTATCGATGATGTGCTTGAGATATACGATCCTCTATCAGATTTGGAACTAGACAATTAAAACACTAAATATCACTACAGGAGAATACTATGACAGCTAAGAATGAAAAGTCACTCATCAGAAAGGCACTTGAGTCTATTTCTAATGGAAACGCCACGGCGTTGAAAAAGAACATTAAAGAGGCACTTCTTTCCAAAGTTCGTAGAGCACTCAACGAAAAAGAGAAAGATCTTGCTAAGACAATTATCAACGACACAACAAAAAAGTAAGCACATGAAACTTATTTGCGAAGTTACAGAAGAAATCAAAGTAATCAAAGAGGGTGCAGAAACAGACCCTAAAAGCTATTACATTGAAGGTGTCTTCATGCAAGCGGAGATCAAGAACCGCAACGGACGTATGTACCCTGAAGAAATGCTCAAGAGAGAAATCGAGCGTTACAATGTTGAATACGTTCAAAAGAAACGTGCGTTTGGTGAGTTAGGACATCCAGATGGACCTACAATCAATCTTGATCGTGTATCACACATGATCACTGAGCTTCGTCATGAGGGTGCAGACTTCATAGGCAAGGCTAAGATTCTCAGTACACCAAATGGAAATATTGTTAAAGCACTTATTGATGAAGGTGCACGCCTTGGCGTGTCTTCTCGCGGAATGGGCTCAATCAAAACTGAAGGGCGCGATGTGCAGATCGTACAAGATGATTTTTATCTTGCAACAGCAGCCGATATTGTGGCAGACCCTAGTGCGCCTGATGCGTTTGTTAATGGGATAATGGAAGGTAAAGAGTGGGTATGGCAGAACGGCATACTCTGTGAGCGTGATATTCACGATATGAAGAAGCGCATTCAAAAAGCTCCAGCTAAGAAGATCAAAGAAGTAAGTGTGCAAGCATTTGAGAGCTTCATCAGGAAACTCGAAAAAAAGTAAGCATACATACTTTGTGATGGTGAATTGAGATGGCAAACTTCTTATACGATAGTGCACGAGAAAAGTTTTTGAGCGGCGAATTGTCGTGGTTGAATGACGACATTCGTGTTGCCATACTCGTCAATAACGTATATTCTGGAAATGATTTTTCTCGTGAAAACCACATTACACTTTCAGATATTCCATCAACTGCAATCTACAAAACATCAACTCCATTAACACACAAAGAAGCAACAAAGGGTATTGCAAACGCAGCGCCCGTTGTGTTTCGAGCTGTGCCTTCCGGCGTGACGTTCACATCAGTTGTGATATACAAGAAAGGTAGTTCAGCTACAAGCTCTCCGTTGATTGCACATATTGATATTCAGCTACAAACTACTGGACTTGATGATGTATCAATTCAGTGGAACACAACCGACAACAAGATATTCAAGTTATAGTATATGGCAGGCTTAGGAATTTCATACTACATAACACACATCAAGCAACCTGCTGAGAGACTTCCAATCGACATCAGTTTTGGAAAACTTCATGTTCTTCCAAGAGGTGCAAAGGAGATCATATCTGCTGACGTTTCAGCGAAGAGATGGCCTCGAAAATCACCAGACGATGTTGAACTTGCTAATGACTTCATAGCATCTAGCAATCCACTAACAGAGGAATCAACACCTTCAGTGACTATCTTGAATCCAAACAAAACATCAGTACGTTTTGTGGTTGAAGGTGGTGAAAGTGGATACGATTATGAAGTCACCGTTCTTGTGACGTTTGACAACGGAGCAAAATTGGAAGAAGAAGTGTTCATAAGAGTGAGAGAAGAATAGTTTTATAAATAAAAATGCCGTAGTGCGGAATTTACAATCAGGAGTAATTACAATGGCTATTACATCAAAGTTTTTGAGAGACATCCGTGAAAGTGCTGAAGCTGATTTGCCTATTCATGCTTCTGATGCATCATCTGACGCTCAGGCTGTAAAGGTTGAAGAGACTGATACAGACCACGAGAAGAAGATTGAGGAAGAGGAAGACGAGGAAGAAAAGCACGCCGTTGCCGAAGAGTCTGACGAAGACGAAAAGGCTGTAGCTGAAGAAGCTGACGAGGACGAACTCTCTGAAGAAGAGGAAGAAGATCACGACAAGAAGGCTGTAGCTGAAGAAGCTGACGAGGACGAACTCTCTGAAGAAGAGGAAGAAGAAAAGCTCGCAGCTGCACACGAGTCATATGGCGATGAAGAAGAAGTAAAAGAAGAAGATGCTTCTATCGCAAAGGATGATGAAGAGAAACTTTCTGAAGAAGAAGATGAAGAAGTAAAAGAAGCGGCTGACGCTCTTACCAAGGATGAAGAACTCCCAGAGTCTTTCAAGTCCAAGGTTTCTTCTATCTTTGAAGCTGCCGTTAAGCGCACTGCCAAGAAGCGTGTTGCTGCGCACAAGAAGAAGCTCGTAGAGAGCTACAACACCAAACTTGCAACGAGCAAGAAAAAGATTTCGGAAACCCTTGTCAACAAAGTCGATGGATACCTTGACTATGTTGTAGAAGAGTGGATGAAAGAGAATAGAGTGGCTGTTGAAGGTGCACTTCGCTCTGAGATAACTGAAAAGTTCATCACTGGATTGAAGAGCCTTTTTGAGAGTCATTATATCGAAGTTCCAGCTGAGAAGGCTAATGTGCTTTCTGAGCAGGAGTCTAAGATTAAGAAACTTGAGAAGGAGCTCAACGATGAACTCGTTAAGAGTGTCGAACTCCGTAAGGAGAACATTCGTCTCAAGAAGTCATCTATTATCAAGAAGCTCACTGAAGGAATGACTGTAACTGAATCAGCAAAGTTTGTTGAACTCTGTGAAGGGGTATCATACGAAAATGCTAATACATTCGGTCAGAAGCTCAAGGCGATTAAGGAAACTTACTTTCCAAAAACCCCTAAAAGCTCCGGTGACATTGACGCTTCTTTATTGACTGAAGGCGGTTTGACGCACGAAGATGAAAAGCCAAAGACTATTACTGCGGCTGACATCTATGCCCAAACCATTTCGCGTATGGTGAAGAAATAGGAATGATAAATAGTTTTTAAGGGATTATATTAAAAGGAGACATTCAAATGTATCTCACTGAAGAACTTCAAAAGAAATGGGAAAAGGTGCTTAGTCACCCTGATTTGCCTGAAGTGCAAGATGCACACAAGAGAGCGGTTCTTACTGTTCTTCTTGAGAATCAGGAGCAAGAGGCTCGTAAGGAGCGTGGCATCATTACTGAGTCACTTCCTGCTAACCACGGTGGTCTTGCAACCCAGACAACTACCGCAAACGGAACAGCTAACGCTAACGTTCAAGCATATGACCCAGTGCTCATTTCGCTCGTTCGTCGTGCTCTTCCAAACCTCATGGCATTCGATGTATGCGGTGTTCAACCAATGAAAGCTCCAACTGGGCTCATCTTTGCTATGCGTAGCAAGTATGACACACAGGATGGTGCTGAGGCTCTCTACAAGGAAGCTAAGACATCTCACTCTGGAACTGGTACGCATGATGCGACTGATCCATTTGCAGCACCTGGTCGTGGTCTCACTTCGACAGCTGGTGAAGCACTCGGAACTTCTGGCGGAGCAGCGTTCAAGGAAATGGCTTTCTCTATCGACAAGATTTCGGTAGAAGCTAAGACTCGTGCACTCAAGGCTGAGTACACAATGGAACTTGCACAAGACCTTCGTGCAGTACATGGTCTTGATGCTGAGACTGAGCTTGCTAACATCCTCTCTGCTGAAATTCTTGCAGAGATCAACCGTGAAGTAATTCGTACTGTGTACAACGTTGCTAAGGAAGGTGCTCAACACACTGGACTTGCTAACGCTGGAGAGTTCGACCTTGACGTTGATGCAAACGGACGTTGGTCTGTTGAGAAGTACAAGGGCTTGATGGTTCAAATCGAGCGTGAAGCAAACACAATCGCTAAGGAAACTCGTCGTGGACGTGGAAACATCCTCATCTGTGACGCTGACACTGCAAGCGCATTGTCTGTTGCTGGACTTCTTGATTGTAACTCTGCTCTCAAGGATTCTCTCTCAGTTGATGATACTGGAAACACATTCGTTGGAGTTCTCAACGGACGTTTCAAAGTATACATCGACCCATTTGCTCCTCTTGGCACTAACTTCTTAGTTGCTGGATTCAAGGGCGCAAATCAATACGATGCTGGATTGTTCTACTGCCCATACGTACCACTTCAGATGGTTCGTGCAGTTGACACTGGTTCGTTCCAGCCAAAGATTGGATTCAAGACCCGTTACGGGCTTGTAGCTAATCCTTTCGCTGCTGCGACTGCTGGCGATAACGCTGCTCTTAGTGGCGCTCTCACAGCTGGAACTAACTCTTACTATCGTAAGGTTAGCATCAAGAACCTTCTCTAATTTAATTAGAGTAATATAATCCACGAAGAAGGGGGGTTGGAAATACCAACTCCCCTTTTTTATTACCCAAATTCAGTCCAATTTGGATGTGGCAAGTTTTTTCTTGATATCCTCTGTTGTACGCTCTATCATAAATACTAATGAATCGTTCTAACACTTTCCACATATGCCAACTTACGAAGTAGTAAACAGAAATTTTCAGTCTCCGTTGAACTTCGAGTTCCGAGTTGATCGTCTCACCGACTTCAACTACTTTGTACAGAAGATCAATCTTCCTGATCTGAGCATCACACCCGCATCTAACGGTGGTACTAACCCTCTCGTTAAGATTCCTATTCCAGGTGACAGTATCGACTTCGGTGAGTTATCAATCGATTTCAAAGTAGACGAAGGCATGAACAACTGGTATGAGATCTATGCGTGGATGCGTGGTATCTCTTTCCCTGAAGACAATCAACAGTATCGTGATTGGTTAGCAGGACGCACTACTAACTTGAATGGTGTTCCACTCTCAAGCACATTGAACATGAATAGTGTTCACGGCACTGGAACATTTCTCATTAACACAAGTCAAAACAATCCTTGTTTGAAAATAACGTTTGTTGATATGCATCCAGTGAGCCTCGGTGAGATTGTTTTTGATACACGAGAGACTGACGTTTTGTATGTGACTGCGAGCGTTTCATTTAAGTATAGCTATTTTCTTGTTGAGAAGATAGTTCAACCAACTACTTCAGTTTAGGAGTTGTATTATGGCTATTAAAACGAAGAAAAGAACAATACAGAGAAAAACACCACGCAGAGTAAAGATCGGATACTTAGACTTTAAGCTAGTACCTCGGTCAAAGAAATGGAGCATTAAACACAAGGCTCTTGGTATGTGTATTCCTGAAGATGCTCACATTGCATACTACTCTAAGCAAAAAAGATCAGAAATTGTAAACACCATCATTCATGAACTTCTTCATGGTGTTGTGTATATGTTTGACATCAATTTTAGAAACTTGCGAGAAGAAGAAAAAGTTGTGCGCAAGATGGCAAATGGTCTACATACTATATTCAAAGACAATCCTGAATTTTTAGAGTGGCTAGTTCAAAACTCAGTCAAAGATGACGAATAAAGTTCCAGAGTGGGTTGAACGCTTGAAACAAGGTGAGTTTCTTGTAATAGTGTTTCCATACACTGGCGATACTGTCTATGCTAAGGTAATGGAAAACAATCCAACACCTCAAGATAGTATGTACTTTGGCACGATCACTGTAAACTATACACTCAATAATCACTCAAAACAGGAAGATCTTCTATACGACGATTATTCAAAAGAGCCAGAATACTTTGACAACTGGTATGCTTATAGAGTAACATAGTCATCGCACCAATACTTGTGAAACCATTATTATGAAACTTGAAGAAATTGAAGCACTGTGGGAACAAGACTCTAAGATTGATCGCACTGATTTGGACAATGAGAGTCTAAAGATACCTACACTCCACAGTAAGTATTACAAGATCTACTTGCGTGAAAAAGTACAACTCAAAGCAGAAGAGCAAGAGTATAAGATTTACTATAAGCTCAAGCATGAATACTATACTGGCAAGATGTCAAAAGAAGATCTCGATGAACATGGTTGGGAACCATTTCAGTTTGTTCTCAAGAACGACTTGCAAGTATACATCGATGCTGACAAAGATATTGCTGACAGACTATTAAAGCTCCAAGTTCAACGTGAAAAGGTTGACTTACTTGAAAGCATCATCAAGACACTTAATGGTCGTGGCTTTCTGATCAAAAACGCAATCGACTTCATTCGTTTTACGAGTGGAGCATAGTATGCTAGAGAACAAACTACTCGTTTTTTGCTCTCTTTTTGGATGTTGGACTGTTATCACAGCTATCATCGCATTTGTACAATCGATTCTTAACTAAGAACACACCCTGCCGCTCTAGGATCGATTCCTACGCATAATTGCTTCTAGTACGTCTCATCGTACAGGAAGCACCGTTTTTTTACGGTAATAAATAATTCCAAAGGTATAGTTGTACTCTTTGGAAATGGACAAAATCTCAGTCTCAAAACTTGATGAAGTTTACTTGCAAGTCTCGTGCGACTCTGGTATCGCTCGTGAGCTGGCTGAGTTCTTTAGTTTCTTTGTACCTGGGTATCAGTTCATGCCAGCGTACAAAATGCGAATGTGGAACGGGAAGATAAACTTGTTCAACCAGATGAACTATACTCTATACATCGGGTTGTTGCCATACTTAAAGGAATTCTGCGCATCTCGTGATTACACACTTGACGTGTGTGACGAATTGACACATAAGCAGAAATGTTCTTTTGAAGATTGTCAAAAGTTCCTGGAAACTCTTGAACTGCCATTTGAAGCAAGAGACTACCAGATAGAAGCAATACGACACGGTATAAAAAATCATAGAGCATTGCTACTTTCTCCCACTGGCTCAGGTAAGAGTCTCATCATATACGCTCTCGCACGTTACTACAACAAAAAAACTCTCGTTATTGTTCCAACCATTTCTCTCGTATCGCAGATGTTCTCTGACTTTAAGAACTATGCGAAGAATCAGCCTGAGTACAATGTAGACAAGATATGTCACCCAATATACGGAGGTCAAGAAAAAATCACAGATAAAAAAGTTGTGATCTCTACGTGGCAATCCATCTACAAACTCCCAAAGTCATGGTTCGAGCAGTTTGATGTTGTCATTGGTGATGAAGTACACTTATTCAAAGCAAAGTCATTGATGAGCATCATGTCAAAGCTCGACTCTGCAAAGTATCGCTTCGGTACAACTGGAACACTTGACGGAACACAAACACACAAACTTGTTCTTGAAGGACTGTTTGGCACTACGTTTGCAGTGACAACAACAAAATCACTGATGGACAAAAAGCAACTCGCAGACTTGAGTATCGAATGCATTGTGTTGAAGTATGACAAAGACATCATCAAAGCACGAAAGAAAGACAACTATCAAGATGAAATAAAGTTTCTTGTACAACACGAGAAGCGCAATATGTTCATTCGTAATTTGGCAGTCTCAACAAAATCAAACACACTTGTTATCTTTCAGCTAGTCGAGTTGCATGGAAAAGTTCTGTACAACTTAATCAAAGAGAAAGCACATAAGATTGATCCAAACAGAAAAGTGTTTTTTGTTTCTGGTGAAACTGATGCTGAAGTGCGAGAAGAAATTCGCCAAATCACCGAGAATGAGAAAGACGCAATCATCGTTGCATCAAGTGGTGTCTTCAGCACTGGAATCAACATTCGTAATCTTGAAAACATTATCTTTGCTTCACCAACAAAGAGTCGCATTAAAACGCTGCAATCAATTGGAAGAACACTACGCATTGGTGACAATTCAGATAAAGCAAAACTCTACGACATCGTTGATGACATGACAGACAAATCTCATAAGAACTTTGCTGTAAAACATTTCTTAGAGCGTGTCAAGATCTACAATGAAGAGAAGTTCAAGTACAAATTACACAAGGTAAATCTGTTTTAATAAATATTTGAAAGGAACACGATATGGCAGTTATCAAAGTATTAAAGCTCACAACAGGCGACGAGATCATTGGAATTGTACAAGATGGTCGTGACATGGAAGCAGGTGAGGACGGTTTCACTGTAGAAAATCTTTTGTTTGTTACAGCTCCACTTAAAGTCATTTCACGATACGACGAAAAGCTACGGGCACATTCGCTGTATCTTTCAGATTGGGTTCCATCAATTGGTGAAGAGACGTTGCCACTTGATAAGAGGAACATTTTGACTCTTGGGAATCCCAACACTGATCTTGAGAGTCACTACTACGAATTGATTCTTGCTAAAGACATGAAAGAGCAAGCCAAGAAACAAGAAGCAACACAACAGCTCGAAGATGATGCAGAAGACAAGCTCTTAAAGGAGTTGTTGAAGGAATGTGACTTTGATGATGACGACTTGAATTAAATGCTTTCCATTGCAGTTATCAATTCAGCTAGTTAGGACATCGAAAATCAATAGGAATAACGAATCTGATACACGACATAGCTCCGTGTTAAAATGCCGTCCTATTGCCGTTTAGTGTTGTTGAGTTTGCTTAAACCAAATGCTACTAAATTTGATAGCACAATCTATCAAATTTGATAGTACAAGCTATCAAAAAATATTTTTTCATCCATCTCTGGAAAGCGCGGTTTTTGTTCTCTTGGAATACTACATACGCTTGTAGCGCCTTCAGCATATCTTTACCTAAACCTTTTATTAAGATCTTATAAGGCCTTGGTAGGCCTTTATTAAACCCCTCCACGCACGAGCTGTTTTTTTCATTCAATCTACAAATAGGTCTCATGGATAAAAACTCGGATTTTGTGGAAAGATTCTACACGAATTTTCTTGATTCATTCTTTCAGGTTCTTTATAAGACCTTATTAGAACCTTCCTAACCTAAAACCTTCCTAGACCTTTTAAGACCTTAAAACCTTTTAAGGTTCCTAAAAGGAACCTAAACCCAAAATCTCTAAAAGATTTTCTTGTATTAGTTTTAACATATGTTAGTATGAAACACTATGAAGGAAAAATCAGAACAAAGGAAACCACAGCACTATGTAAACAATGCTGAGTTTCTTAAACACATGAAAGAGCACATCGCCGAAGTGAACAAGGCAAAAAAGGCGAAGCAACCTCTTCCGAGAGTTTCAGACTACATTGGTGAATGCATTGTCAACATCGCAAACAAGTTAGCTAACAAGCCAAACTTCATGAACTATCCTTTCAGAGAAGAGATGATCTCAGACGGTATAGAAAATTGTTTGCAGTATTTGAATAATTTCAATCCCAAAAAGTCTTCTAATCCATTTGCATACTTCACGCAGATTATCTACTACGCTTTTGTACGACGAATACAAAAAGAGAAGAAGCAACTGTATACGAAGTATCGCATGATTGAAGAATCACTCTTACATGATATTCATGATGTTGAGAATGTTTCAGCGAATAAGTATGGCAGCGACCAAGCTGACTTGAATATGCATGAGTTCGTAGAAAACTTTGAGAGGAGTCGTGAAAACAAGAAGAAGAAAACAAAAGAAGCAAAATCTTCAAAGAAGAAGAAGACTGGCTCAGATTTTGACGACATCTTCGATCAGTACAAAGACCTTCCAGAACAATAGTAGCAGTGGGATAGACTATGAGTTTAGGGAAGAGGAAACAGGAGATCCTCGACAGCCTGTACAAACATTGTAGCTGTCGAACGAATCGATCCATTGATATTCTCCACAAGTTGTTGGATGACGTGAAGATATATCCAGGTAATACTGGAAAAGAAAATCTCCTTGCAATTATACGTGAGTATAAAGCAACCGGGAAAAATCTTGAATCCACAATCAATTCGATATATGATATTCTATATCCTGTTAAAACATCTTTACCTGAGAGTAAAGATACAGACTATGAGTGGTAAATGACAAAGCGAAAAGCAACAGAGAAGAAAGTTTCTTCAGCTAAAACTACAAAAAAGAAACTTTCACCTAAGAAAGCGTTGCTTTCTGATTTACTTGATGTAATCGACAAGCACGTTGCAAATGGAAACTTTGCTACACGAGATGAAGCAATCAATCAAATTATCGTCACGTTCTTCGTTGGCTAAACGAACATGAAAGTTGCAATTATTACTGACACGCACTGTGGTGCAGGTAACGACAATCAATCTCTCAATGAATTCTTTCTTCGATTCTATGAAGAGGTGTTTTTTCCTTACTTGAAAGAGCACAACATCAAAAACGTTCTACATCTTGGCGATACGTTTGATAGACGTAAGTACATCAACTTCAGTACACTTCACTCGTGGCAGAATCGTGTCTTCAAGCCATTGAATGATATGTGTGATCGTGTCGATCTTCTTATTGGTAATCACGACACATACTACAAGAACACAAACAAAGTAAACAGTGTTGAAGAATTGTTGCGCATCTATGACAAGTTCAATGTGTATGTTGAGCCAAGCGAAGTAATACTCGGCGAACGAAAGTTCATGTATGTTCCCTGGATCTGTGAAGATAACGCACAACGTACACTTGACATGATCGAAAAATCTGATGCACACGTCTGTGCAGGACATCTTGAGCTTATCGGCTTCGAGATGTATGCTGGTCATATCAATGCAGACAAAGGACTTCGTTCTGAACTATTCGACAAGTTCTACATGACGATGAGTGGCCACTTTCATCAAAAGTCTTCTCGTGGCAACATTCACTACCTTGGAGCTCCATATGCTATGATGTGGGGTGATTGGGGATCTCTCAAAGGTTTTCATGTACTCGACACTGAAACACTTGAGTTGACGTTTGTTGAGAATCCTATACAGATGTTCCATAAGATCTACTACAACGACACAAACGAAACGTTTGACACGTTGATGAGTAAAGATCACTCAAGCATTGCAGGCAAGTTTGTTAAGTTGATTGTTCAGAAGAAGAACAACCCGTATTGGTTTGATCAACTTGTTGAGAGCTTGCAGAAGCACAATCCAGCAGATCTATCAGTGATAGAATCAGCATTTGAAGAAGGCATTTCTGACAGTGTTGATATTGATGAAGCGAAAGACACGCTGACTATTTTGAAAGAGTGTGTTGAGTCATTAGAAATTGACGAGCATAAAAATGCTCTAAATGATCTACTGAGAGATTTGTATCTCGAAGCATTGAACTCAAACGAACACATTCAGAGTAATGGCTAGAGAGTATGATAATATTCAAGAAGGTCAGATGGAAGAATCTTCTATCGACTGGAAACAACTTCACAGAGATTGATCTTAATACGAATCACAGCACGATTTTGCTTGGTCAATCAGGTAGTGGCAAGAGTACGCTTCTTGATGCGATTGCGTTTGCTCTTTTTAATCGCCCGTTCCGTAACATTAACAAGAATCAACTTGTCAACACACTGAACCAAAAGAACTGTCTTGTAGAGATCGAATTCAGTATTGGTACACAAGAGTACCTTATTCGCCGTGGCATTAAGCCAACAGTCTTTGAGATCTTTTGTAACAACAACCTTATTAACCAAGACTCGCATACGAAAGATTACCAACAATATCTTGAGAGAAGTATTCTCAAGTTTAATTTCAAAGCATTCACTCAGATCATCGTTCTTGGTGCATCTAACTTCACACCATTTATGCAACTGAAACCAGTTGATAGACGAATCATCATCGAAGGTCTGTTAGACATCGAAATCTTCTCAGTGATGAATGCTATTCTAAAGCAGAGAGTGTCAACACTCAAGGGTGTTTCTCAAGAAAATGATTATGCACTCTCACTCGTCAAAGAAAAGATTGGTCTTCAATCAAAGTACATCTCTGACTTGTCGCATAGTAAGCAAGAAAAGATTCAAGAGAACCTTGCGCTCATTGAAAAGAACAAAGAGCAAGCAAAGACAATTTCTGGAGACATAGAAAGTCTAAAAAATACTATCGTCGGACTTCGAGAACAGTTAAACTTCAAGACTGAACTTGTATCACAGATCGACAAGATTCGTGACATCAAGAACAAACTTGACACTAACATTAGAAAGACTCGGAAAGAAATTACGTTTTATGAAGAAAACGATAATTGTCCTACTTGCCATCAGAACATTCCTGGCGATTTTAAGTATGTAGAGATCAACAAGAAGAACTCAAAGATCTCTGAGTGGCAGAACGGAATCACTGATGCTGAATCTGCTATGGTTCGTTTCTTAGCAAAGATGGAAGAAGCGAAAGCTATTGAAGATGAGATTGATTCGATACAGAGTCAAATTGTTAAGAATCAAAGCATGATTGATGGTATCAATCAATTCATCAAGAAGATTGCAAAAGACACACTCGATCTGAAGAATGAGCAAGATGCTCCACAAGAGTGTAACGACCGTTTAGTTGAGTTGAATACTGAACAAGAACAACTTGAGCGCAATAAGATTGCGTTTTCAAACCAGAAGAACATACAAGATCTTGCAACAGCACTCTTGAAAGATGGTGGTGTAAAAGCACGAATCATCAAGCAGTATCTTCCATTGATTAACAAGCACACAAACATCTTCTTAAATGCGATGAACTTCTTTGTAACGTTCAACATCGATGAAGAGTTTAATGAGTGTATCAAGTCTCGTGGACGTGATGACTTTGCATACGAAAACTTCAGTGAAGGTGAAAAGCAACGAATCGATCTTGCACTTCTATTTACATGGCGAACTATTGCCAAGATGAAGAACAGTGTAAACACAAATCTTCTCATTATGGACGAAGTGTTGGATAGCTACTTGGATCAAACGGCTACCGAAAACGTTCTCCAACTTTTGAATTCTGATATGTTCAAAGACACAAACGTGTTTGTTATCTCTCACAAAGAAACCATATCTGACAAATTCCAGAAAACAATTCGCTTTACAAAGAATAAAAATTTTAGTAATATCATATAATGAGTAAAAATGATTTTCTCAATGAGAGGCTACTGATGAGTCATGACCCCAAGCCTAGAAACATAGTTCTCGTAAACGAATTCACAGAGTTTGGCGTAAAGCAATTTAAGTGTGATTTCGATGACATTAACAACAGTGCGCTTCCTATTATCCCTGTTGTAATTGATAGTTTTGGTGGTGAAGTTTATTCTCTTCTCGCTATGCTTGATATTATGTCAACTGCAACAAAGCCTGTAGCTACAATTGCAATTGGTAAAGCTATGAGCTGTGGTAGCATTTTGTTGTCGTGTGGTTCTGCTGGACTTCGTTTTGTTGGACCTCACGCTACTGTTATGATTCATGACGTTGCTACAGTTTCGTTTGGCAAGATCGAAGAGCTTAAAGCTGACGTTGGTGAAGGCGAGCGTTTGAACAACAAGATCTTTGAGATGCTTGATGATCGTTGTGGTAAGCCTCGCGGCTATTTTCAAAAGATTGTTGCTGAAAAGAAACACGCCAACTGGTACCTTGATGCGAAAGAAGTAATCAAACACGGCGTTGCAGATCATGTTGGTCTTCCTGTCATTGATTCGCTTTTCAATCTCGATGTTGTTCGTGAGCAAGTAATTGAGAGTGCATCGAAGTCCAAGTCTAAGTCAAAAGCAAAGTCTAAGTCAAAGGCTAAAAATGAAAAAGTGGTTCTACGAGAAAAACGACGAGCTGCTTAATAGTCCCGTCAACAAGCCATTTGAAGAAGTTCTCTGGATGACAGAACCTGAGTTTTGTGCTTGGGTTGCTGAGATGCGAGCAGAGGTCGTTCGCATTTGGGATTCTCTTGGTATACCACCTCGTGTTGGTTTTACTGAGCAAGAAATCATCGGACAGTTTCGTGAGATGCGTTCGTATCCGGTGCATCATCCTGTTGATGGGTTTGAGTCTATCGATGAGGAGACTGGCACTAAAGATTGCATCAGAAACAACAGTGTAATTGGTAACGCAGCTAATCAATGGTTCCCAACCATGATGGCAACGAAAATTAACTACACGGATGATACTTCTTCTGGTCTTTCTATCTACGATCACTTCAAAAATCCTGAACTCTTGCCTAAGATGATTACATATGGTCGTAGGCATTTCAAGCGTGATTCCTTCTATCACTACTCAAATCCTGTAAAATATTTCAACGAAGGTGATAATCTTCAAGAGTATTTGAAGAAGTATTTTCTTGAGCCAAAAGATTCTGCTGTTGAATGGATCAAAGCATACGAAGCAAAGCGTTCTGTGTACGAGTCGCAGTTCGATTACTGGCTTGAAGCAAAAGAAGAAGACTCAGAATATACTGGCTACGATGAAGACTTGCGAAAGCTCAAGTGTCTTCGCTTGACTCGTGATGAGATGAATGAGTTGAACGACATCATTCCTGACAAGTGTAAGACGAACATCGATTACAAGAATCGTGATCTGTTTCAGATTCGTGTATTCAAGCGTGGACAGAAGTTGTTCCCTCTTGGTTTGAAAGCGTTCAGAATCTCTGTGTGTCAGTATGCTGTAAACTTCCCACCGTTGACTGCAAAGTATCTCTATGAGAAGTTTACAGAAGAGATCAAGACGCAGCCGCAGATCAACATTTGGGATCCTTCGTCTGGTTGGGGCGGTCGTATTCTTGGCGCAATGAGTGTTGAGAATGATACACGCCGCATCAACTATATTGGTACAGACCCAAACACAGATCACAACACTGAAACTGGTCGCACAAAGTATCATGAGCTTGCAGACTTCTACAACAAGCACACTGATTCGCCGTTTGCTACAAACCCACCACACTCATACGAGTTTTATCAGTGTGGTTCAGAAGAGATGTGCAATCAGCCCGGCTTTCAAAAGTACAAAGGTAAACTCGATCTTGTGTTTACGAGTCCACCATACTTTGCAAAAGAATTGTATTCAGATGATGATACACAGAGCGCAACGAAGTTCAACACGTTTGATACGTGGGTAGAAGGTTTCTTACGTCCTACGTTAGAGACTGCTGTAGAATGGCTTGCGCCAAATCGTTACTTGCTGTGGAATATTGCAGATGCAAAGTTTGCAAATCAGATGCTTCCGCTCGAAAAGATTTCGTGCGACATTCTTGAATCTCTTGGCATGAAGTATGAGGGTAAACTCAAAATGGCTCTCGCACAAATGCCTGGTGGAAATCGTGTAGATCCTGAGACTGGTAAACCACTTGCTAAAAATTTCTGTCGAATCAGAGAAGCAAAGAAAGGTATCAAGTCACAAACAAAGAGTATTTGGTTCAAGTACGAACCTGTTTTTATCTTTAAGAAAGTATGATCGAGCTAATTGGACATTTAGGAGCTTTTCTGTTGTCGCTGTCGTCTGCGCCTCAGTTGATTACAACGTACAGAACGAAAGATGTGACTGGTCTTTCACTCAATATGTTGCTCTTGTGGGGATTCGGATGTGCATTCATGGGAGTTTACGTCCTCTTTACATCGAAACAACTTCCGCTCCTGATCAATTATGCTTTTAATACGGCACTGGTTTTCTCAAATATCGTGCTTTACCTCAAATATAAGCCTAATAAAATCAAGTAGTTAAACTACTAAAAATAGTTGTTGACAACCAATAGATGTGTTTGTTATACTTATAATACGGAAACTGTATTGTAAGGTAACGTTCATGTCAAAACGCATATCATCAAAAGAAACACTTGCTAAGTTGATGGCAACGGAAAACATTTTCGTTGAACACGCTAACGTACCAACGGCTGGTTTCGATCTTATCAATCGACGGTTGCTTCTCCCTAACTGGAAAAACATCTCCGATGATGTGTACACACTTCTGATTTCGCATGAAGTTGGTCACGCTCTTTACACTCCGACTAAAGAGTGGGAAGATGCTATTCTCAAGTCTAAAGACATGAATCTCAAACAAGTTGTAAACATCGTTGAAGATGTTCGCATTGAGAAGATGATTCAACAAAAGTTTCCTGGTACTACTCGTGCCTTTCGTTCTGGATACGATGAGTTAGAAAAGTCCAATCTCTTCGGTACAAAAGATCGTGAGATTACTTCATACGGATTGCTCGACCGTCTTAACCTTCATTTCAAGATCGGACACTTTGGTTATGCTAACGTTCCGTTCTCTGATAAAGAACGACCTTGGCTTGATCGTGTGTCAGGCTGTAAATCATTCGCCGATGTTCTCAAAGTAGCAACCGAGTTAATGGAATTCGTTGAGCAGAATCCTGAATCGCAAGGTGATCCTCAAAAGAATCAAGATGGTGAGGGTGACTCATCTGAGAATGTCCAGATGAGTGAAGACGGCAAGCCTGGTGATAATCAGATTAGTGGTCAACAGTCACGATCACGTTCAATGCGTGGCAGCCGTTCAGAAGATGGTGAACAAGAGTCACAGGCAGCATCTGGACAATTAGGTGATGACTCATCAAACGAGAAGAGTCAAGATAGTGATGCCGATGGTGCCAGCTCCGACTCTCAAGAGGGTAATATCTCTGAGACTCAAAAACATTTTGATTCTGCGATTCAGGGACTTGTCGATAAGTCAATCTCTGATACAAAGTATGCTAACTTTCCTGAGATCCAACTTGATAAGTTGATCGTTCCTTACAAGACCGTTCATGAGCAGATCACATCGTTCTACTCTAATTACTACTCCACGATGTATAATCAAGCCTCACAACAGGTTGATCAGTTTCGTAACAGTAGCAAGAATGTTGTGAACCAGTTAGCTAATATCTTTGAGATGAAAAAGAAGGCTAAACTTGATGTCAAAGCCCTTACATCCAAGACTGGTAAACTTGACATGAATCGTGTACACTCATACCGCTACAACGATGACGTGTTCAAAAAAGTTACTACAGTGCCACAGGGCAAGAATCACGGTCTTGTGATGTTCATCGATATGTCAAGCTCGATGAGCGAGAACCTTGCTGGTACGTTTGAGCAATTGCTTAATCTCGTATTGTTCTGTAAGAGAGTGAACATTCCGTATGACGTATACGGATTCACTGATTCGTATAGTGCTCGTCGCAATCTTCCTGCACACCCAACTAAGAATGGTTCGTTGTACTTTGATCCACACTTCTGTCTCCGTCAATACTTCAGTAGCAGAATGACTGGACCTGAGTTTAATCAAGCCCTTCAGAATGTAATATGCCTTATGCGTCACTACTCTGGACAGTTGATGAGTGGTCTTCCTTCAGAAGAGATTCTGAACACTACTCCACTTGTTCCAGCTATCATGACTGCAATACCTCTTGTTCAGAAGTTTCGTCGTGATTATGGTCTTGATGTTGTCAATACGATCTTCTTAACTGATGGTGAAGACACTCACGGACTCTTGTATCACTCTAACACTGGTGACACAAAGTATTTTGCGTGTGACCGTTATGGATTTAACCGTGTTACTGAGAAGTATTTTGTTCGTGATGTAAAGACTCGTAAGCAATGGGAAGTTAAGAACACGACAAACGATATGCTCAACATCCTTCGTGAGACGGCTGGTGTAAAGACTATCGGCTTTCACATCATTCGTAAGAGAGATGTACCATACGTTGTTGGACGCTACACAAAGAACACAAAAGAAGAACAAGCACACGTTGAATGCTTCAAGACGAACAAGTTCGCCGAGATGACTAACATCCCTGGCTACGATGCGTACTACTTGATTCCTTCTGGATCGAGTCTCAACGTTGGCGATGACGAGTTCGAGGGTAACGTTGACACTACTGTTGATTGGGACGATGAGAAACAAGCAAAGAAGGCGATGAAAGCCGTTCAGAAAAGTTTCAACAATTTCATGAAACAGAAAGTTACCAGCCGAATCCTTCTCAACCGCTTTATCGAGCATATTTCATAGGGGGGTAAGTTATTGAAATTACTAGCGTAATAATAGCTGTTGACTCTGTTATCCAGCTATGATATAATAGATCCATATCGTGAAATGTAGTATTGTTTAGGAATGATTATGAATACTAAAAACAACAAACAAGAATTCTTGAATGCGTTTGTAGCTGAGTTCGGTCACTCGGCTGTAAAACGTAGCGATGTGAAGGACTTTGCTAATCAACGAGGATTCTCTAATCTTCGATGGTTTCTTTCCGACGATTCATACAAGTGTGCTCGCGGAATGTATGCTGTTCCGTCGAGTATGAGCACTACCGAGTTGACTAACACACAACCAGCTCCTTCGATGCAACCAGCATCTTCTCCACTTGAGAACCTTGGTGTTGTTCACTCTTTTATCGGTGAACTACCACGAGAGAATCATATTCCAGAAGTTGATAAGCTATTCGTGAAACATGGCGAATTCGATCTCGTGTCTCGCATCATCGGCTCAAAACTTTTCTACCCTATCTTCATCACAGGTCTGTCAGGTAACGGCAAGACCTTCGGTGTTGAACAGGCTTGTGCCGCTCATCATCGTGAAATGTTTCGAGTCAACATCACGATTGAAACTGACGAGGACGATCTTCTCGGAGGTTTCCGTCTCGTGAACGATAGCACAAAGTGGTTCGATGGACCTGTCGTCCGTGCTATGAAGAGCGGTGGTGTGTTGCTACTTGATGAAGTTGACCTTGGTAGCAATAAGCTCCTTTGCTTGCAACCTGTTCTTGAGGGTAAGGGTATCTTACTGAAGAAGATCAACCAATTCGTAAAGCCAGCTCCTGGATTCACCATTGTCGCTACTGCGAACACAAAGGGTCAAGGATCTGAGACTGGAAAATTCGTGGGTACGAACATTCTCAATGAAGCATTCCTTGAGCGATTCTGTGCCACGTTTGAGCAGAAGTATCCAGAAGAGCGTGTTGAGAAGAGCATCCTTAAAAAGTTGTTCTCTTCACATGGCCTCAAGTCTGATGTGATAGAAGACTTCATCACGAAACTTGTCACATGGGCGTTTGGTACTCGTAAGACATTCGAGACTGGCGGCACTTCTGATCTCATTAGTACACGCCGACTCGTTCACATAGTTAATGCGTATGTCATTCTTGGTCATCCAGCCGACGAGACAGACCGCAAGACCATCGGCGAACGCCGTAAACAAGCAATCGAGTTGTGTATTGCACGATTCGATGAAAGCACCAAGATCTCATTCATGAACTTTTATGAGAACATCGATCCATACTTAAACATGGACGATGGCTCAAAACCAGTTGAATCGAATGAGGGTGAACAGTTGGAATCAAAAGAGCACGATATTCTTTCGATTCTGACTAATCAATCGTAATTGTTCCATACAATACTACATTCCGTGCCCCGTTGCTAATTCTGGCAACGGGGCTTTTTTTATGTTTATTTTCTTGATGTGTCGTTTTTAATATGATATTGTAAATGAAAAGTGGGATAACCACTTTATTGATAGAAGTACAATTGTACCATTTTGTTTATAAGGATAATTATGTCAACTAGCACATCTCAAAACGCAAAGCTCGTTCGTCGTCTTAGCACTGGAAAGAACCTCACTGTAACCGAGGCTCGTGGTAAGTATGGTATCGCTCGTCTCGCCGCTCGCATTCATGAGCTTCGTGAGGCTGGATTCCCAATCTACACCAACAAGGTTCGTGTAAAGGGTGGATCTAATAAGGGTCGTGTTGTTACAGCATATCGCCTTGCTGTTGATGCTACTCCAAAGTCGCTCTTTTCTTCTTTCACTGCATAATTAAATTGATACGAGGCAGCCTAGCTGTTATAGTTAGGCTGCCTTTCTCTTCTCTTTCTATCAATTTTTTGGAGCAATTTGTAATGAAACTTTCTACTGACACAATCAAGATTCTCAGAAACTTCTCAGACATCAACAACACAATTTACATTCGTAAGGGAAACAACATCATCACCGTTGACCCACAAAAGAGAATCGTAGCTGATGCAAGCATTAGTGAGTCGCTTCCTCGTGACTGTGCACTGTATGACCTCAATCGTTTTCTTGGGGTAACATCTCTCTTTGATAGTCCAGATCTCGATTTTGCTAATGACAAGATCGTTGTAAAGAGTGACAATCGTTCTATCGATTTTATCTATGCTGATCCATCTGTAGTACAAGATGCTGGTCCAACTCGTAAGAAGATTCCATCTGTGTTTGATGAGAAGTCAATCGTTCAGAAGTTTACTCTCACTGAAGACGACCTCAAGAGCCTTCGACAAGCAGCATCTCTTCTTGGTCTTACACACGTATCGTTTGTTAGTGATGATGCTGGTCTTAAAGTGATTGCTCAAGATGTATCAAACGAATCTCTTGGTAAAGTAACACTTAACGTAGCTGGCGAGTGTACTGCAAACTCTACGTGCAATATGCTTTTTGAAAACTTGAAAGTGTTGCCTGACACATACAACGTAGAAGTGTCGCCGACGGTAGCACACTTTGTTGGTACTACTACGGGCGTTCAATACTGGATTGTAATGGAAGCACGATAATGGTAGATTTACTCCAAGATCCAGAGGGGTATGCTAGACGTGCCATCGCAGCGATAGAGACACAACTCGAAACTGCGGTGAGCACAACTAGAAAAGCTCGACTGACTAGCAAACTAAATCAGTGGAAAAAAGCACTGGTGATTTTAAGTGAAGACAATGCCAACAAAGAAGAAAGTAGCCAAACAGACTCAATCACCACAAAGTGATTCTACACAAGAATTTCTTGTTCTTGGACATTTAATTAAGTACAATATGTACTTGCTTACTAAAGCAGTTGTCTTCTCGGCAGTATCTGCTAAGACTAACAACGTAGAAGAAGCAGTAAACATGACTCACAGAGTGATGACTGAACTTGACCTCGATACAAAACGTAGAACGGAACAAGATCGGCCTGAAGAAACACTACAGTAGTTTTTCTTTCTCTGTAATTTATTATTTGATTGGTGATTCATGAGCGAAGTCTCGCAAGAGCGCAAACATATCGTGTGGATGGAAAAGTATCGACCTCAAACAGTCGATGAGTGTATTCTACCACAGGGTCTTAAAGACACATTCAACGGTATTGTCAAGACGGGTGAGTTGCCACATATGCTGTTTTGTGGCACAGCAGGAGTTGGTAAGACTACTGTAGCAAAGGCGTTGTGTAAAGCTCTCGATTACGATTACATCCTTATTAACGCATCTGATGATCGTAACATCGACACGCTCAGAACTACTGTAAAGCAGTTTGCATCTTCTGTATCATTCAACGGTAGACGAAAGGTAATCATTCTTGACGAGGCTGATTACTTGAACCCACAGAGCTTTCAGCCAGCTCTCCGTGGTGTGATGGAAGAGTTTTCACGCAACTGTTCATTCATTCTAACTTGCAACTTTAAGAATAAGATTATTGAGCCACTTCAGTCACGATGTTCTGTTAAAGAGTTTAGAATCTCTAAGACTGAAAAGAAGCACATCATCGAAGCGTGTTACAAGCGTATTGTAAAGATACTTGAATCTGAGAACATAGAGTTTGATGGCAAAGCACTTGCAGCTATTGTTGTGAAGTATTTTCCAGATATGCGACGTTTGTTGAATGAGCTTCAGACATTCAGTAAAGAACACGGCAAGATCGATGAAGGTATTCTGACGTTTGCTGGTGATGTGAACGTATCACGATTGTACAAGTCACTCAAAGAGAAAGACTATGTACAAGTTCGTGAGTGGGTTGTTGAGAATTGTGAAAACGATCCTGCAATCATCTATCGCAGAATCTACGATCATCTCAAGCAGAACATGAAGCCGTCTTCTATTCCACTTGCGATTGTTACGATTGCAAAGTACATGAATCAACAAGTTATTGATCAAGAGATTAACCTCATGGCTTGTCTCATTGAACTTGGAATGACTTGTGAGTTTGTATGAGCAACGATAACAAAAACTTGTTGTTTGATTTCATCAACGACCTTTCTCAAAATAAGAAAGATGTTCTTACTGAAGAGAACGAGCGTGAGTATTCTGCATACATGATCAATCGTTTCTTGTCGATGAACATTACGACAATCATGTATGCAAATGAAATGAACATGAATGGTCATCTGCCAAAGCGAATGCAGTATGACTACTATTTGAATTCAATCAAAAAGCAGAAGCGATATTTCAAATACATAAAGCACAAGAGACAAGACGACATTGATGTGATCAAAGAGTATCACGGATACAGTGAAGCACGAGCAAAAGAAGTTCTGCCAATATTCACTGACGAAGATATTCAGTACATGAAAGATAGGCTTAACAAGGGTGGTGTCAAAAATGGCAAGCAAAAAACAAAATGAACCATCTATTGATGAACTGATCAAACTTGCTGAACAGATCTCTTTGCTGATTGAAGACAACAATCAGAACATAAAAGATTGTACACAAGTCTTAAAGAAGATTCAGAGTAAAATTTGTCCAAAGAAACCATCTGTGTTGTCACGAGCAATTCAAAAATTGCTAAATAAAAACTGAACTGAGGTACTAACATTATTAGGTACAGTTAATGACGACGGTGATTGATACATTAGTAGAAGTAACCTTGAACTCTCCTGACGATTTCTTAAAGGTCAAGGAGACTCTAACACGTATTGGCGTTGCATCCAAAAAAGACAAAACACTCTACCAGTCTTGTCATATCTTGCACAAAAGAGACAAGATTACAAAGCAAAGCCGATACTACATCGTACACTTCAAAGAGTTGTTCAAGTTAGATGGAAAACCAACACAGATAACAGAAGATGATGTTGCTCGCCGCAACACGATTGCCAATATTTTGGCAGAATGGAAGTTGGTTAATCTTGTTGACAAATCCAAGAGTGCCGAGCCTGTAGCTTCCATATCCACAATTAAGATTGTTCCATATAAAGAAAAGATAGCTTGGAAGCTAGAAGCAAAGTATAATATTGGTAGCTCTAAAAAGAAAGATCAAGTACCAACCCCGACAATCACAAAAGTGTAGTTGAAAAAAATTTATTATGTTGAACATTTTTAAGTCGGGCACAGACCTTGCTGTATTCAAGTCTAATGCTGCCGCAATCATTCCTGCATACTCAACTGAAGCATCAGCGTGTTTTGATATTCATGCGTGTCTGCCTCAAGGCACACGTGTCAAAGCAAAAGTAAAAACAAATCCACTATCTCGTGACACAGATGCAATTCTTGCATCTGGTCCTGATCTTACTGTTACGATTGCACCAGGTGCACGAGCCTTAATACCTACTGGTCTGAAGTTTCACATACCAAAAGGGCACTCACTTCGTTTGCACCCACGTTCAGGTCACGCATTCAAGAGTGGCATCATGCTCGCAAACTGTGAAGGCATCATCGATGAAGATTATGTTGATGAAGTTTTTGTTGCCGTGTACAACACATCAAACGAAGCATTTACAATTAAACATGGCGACAGAATCTGCCAAGCGGAACTCTTGAAAGACATCAAAGTAAACATTTCGGAATCAAAATCTGAACCAACCAAAAAGACTAGCCGCTCTGGTGGATTTGGCTCAACTGGAGTGTAGTCGTGAAGATCTTGTGTATATCTGATACACATCAGCACCATGATTCTATTACTTTGGTGCCATGCGATGTTCTAATTATTGCTGGTGATATTTGTACTTCAGGTGAAATTGTACAAGTTGAAAAGTTTGCCAATTGGCTTCAACGTCAATCACACAATTTTAACAAAGCCATAATTATCGCAGGCAATCATGACTGGGCACTCATGCGCTTTCGTATTCTTGCATTAGAAGCTCTACGCCGTGCTATAGGCGACAAACTAATCTATCTTGAAGACTCGTCGTGTATCATTGATGGGGTGAAATTCTACGGGTCTCCATGGCAGCCAGAATTTAATTCATGGGCATTTAATGTTCCACGTGGTGAAAAGATCAGAACGATCTGGGATGCAATCGACTTGGATACAGACGTTTTGATCACACATGGTCCACCATTTGGTATCGGCGACAGAGTGTTTGGCAACAGTGTTGGTTGTTTTGAGCTTGCAAAAAAATTGCGTGAACTTAATCGGCTCTCACTTCATGTGTATGGTCACGTTCATGCTGGCAATGGAGCGTACATCAGCGAAGAGCATCCAGGTGTTCAATTTTGCAATGCGTCACTACTTGATGAAGACTATAAGCCAGTAAACCCATCATATATGTACACGTTTCTCAACACCGCCAACTATCGTGTCAGCACTGCCACTTCCATCAAGCTGTTTTAGATCACATTGTTGTTAAAACAGACACCGTTGAGACTATGATTTGGTCCAACTTTGGTCCAAGTTTGGTCCAAAATTTGACGAGTTTGGAGAGTTAGACCTGTTGTTGGTCATATTAGTGTGAAAACAGATGTTGTGAGAGCTGTCATTTGGTCCAACTTTGGTCCAAGTTTGGTCCAAAAATAAACCAAGCAATACTGTGCTTGATCATATTAGCGTGATAACAACTATTGTTATGACTGTGATTTGGTCCAAAATGACCGAATGAATACCAAGCCAATTTTGTGCGCATATATAATAGTATGGGTAACAAAACCAGCGAAGCCGGAAAAAATTTGATCAAAGAGTTTGAAGGTTTTCGAGCTACAGCATACATTTGTCCAGCAGGTGTTGTAACTGTCGGTTATGGCACAACTCGTATCAAAGGTAATGCTGTTCAACTTGGAACAACAATCACCACAGACGAAGCCGATGTTCTTTTGGAAGAAGATCTCAAAAAGTTTGAAGATGCTGTGAACCAAAATGTGCGTGTTGAAATAACACAAAATCAGTTTGACGCTCTTGTTGCGTTCGTCTATAATGTAGGAGCAGGAAACTTTAAGAAGTCCACTTTGCTCAAGAAAATTAACGATGAGGACTTTACTGTAGCCGCCGATGAGTTTCTTAAATGGAACAAAGCTGGCGGCAAAGTTCTTAAAGGTCTTACGAGAAGACGCACTGCGGAACGTGAATTATTTTTAAGAGACTAATATGAGCGTATTGATTACACGATTGATTACAGGTGAAGAGATTCTTGGTAGCATCACACTTTCTAATGATGATACGTGCGTGATTGAAAATCCAGTACATATTGCAGCTAGTCAGAATCCTAGCACAGGCAAGATTGACATCCACATGGCACCTTTTGTGCCACTGTGTGCAGATAAAGCACTTACAATTAACCTCAAGAATGTGTTGTGTCAATATGAGCCAGTGCTTGAGATCAAGAATAAGTACAGCACAATGTTTGGTAGCGGAATTATCATTCCATCAAATACTGGTCTTGCTGGCGTCTAATATTAAATTGACACTCACACAGTAATCTGTCAATCTATACTACATGACAACAGAACGTTTCTATACGAATTGCACTTGCATTGGCAACAACATTTTATATCGAGGTATCGAAGACGGCGAGCGAGTGTCGAGAAAGTTTACGTTCAAGCCAAAATTGTTTGTGCCGACAAACAAGCAAACAAAGTGGAAGACACTTGATGGCAAGTTTGTTGATAAGATCGAGTTTCAAGACATCAACGATGCAAAAGAGTTTGTTCGCAAGTACGAAGGTGTTGATAATTTCGTATACTACGGCAACACGAAGTATCAGTATGTTCATCTTGCTGATGCTTTTCCGCAGATGGTTGATTATGATTTCTCACGCATAGTTATTGCCAATATAGATATTGAGGTAGCTTCCGAGGGTGGGTTTGCTCCACCAGAGAACCCTTTTGAAGAAGTGATAGCAATAACTGTTGAGAGCAATAACACGTATGTTGTCTTTGGCTGCGGTGAATTCACATCTTCAAAGGATAATGTCAAATACATTCGTTGTGAGAATGAAGTTGATCTGCTACGACGTTTCATGGCGCATTGGGAACATCTTGCTCCAGACATTGTAACTGGCTGGAACGTTCAGTTCTACGATATTCCGTACATTGTAAATCGAATCTCTCGTGTATTCGGTGACAAAGAAGCAAAGCGAATGTCACCGTGGAAGTATCTCTCAACACGATCAGCCGCATACAAAGGTCGTATGCATCAAGTTGTCGAGCTTGTTGGCATCTCTACACTCGATTACATCGAGATGTACAGAAAGTATCAGCCGCGCCAAGAGAGTGAGAAGTTGAACTACATCGCATACGCAGAGCTTGGTGAAAAGAAGATCTCATATGAAGAATATGGCGACTTGCACACACTGTACAAGAGCAACTATCAAAAGTTCATCGAGTATAACATCAAAGACGTTGAGCTTGTTCGTAAACTTGAAGAAAAGCTAAAGCTCATCGAGATGGTCGTTGCTCTCGCATATGATGCAAAAGTGAACTATGTTGACACGTTCGCACAAGTGCGTATGTGGGACACAATCATCTACAACTACCTCAAGCAACAGAACATCGTGCTTCCTCGATTGCTCGAAAAAGATAAGAGTGCAGACTATGCTGGTGCATACGTCAAAGATGTTGTGCCTGGTATGTACGAGTGGGTCGTTTCATTCGACTTGAACTCTCTGTATCCTAACTTGATTGCTCAGTTTAATATCTCACCAGAGTGTTTGTTGCCAGACAAATATCGCCACGTTACGGTACAGTCGCTTTTGAATCGTCAAGTTGATACGAGTGATGTTACAAAAGCTAATATTGGATTAGCAGCTAACGGTCACTGTTTCAGTAACGACAAGATTGGATTCTTGCCTGATGTTCTCATGCGTATGTACGAAGATCGTAAGTTGTACAAAAATAAGATGTTGGCTGCGCAGAAAGAGTTGGAACGAGTCAAAGAAGAAATGCATCGTCGTGGATTGCAATAAAAATAATCCAACTCCGATTATTTAATTGAACCACAATTTCGTATTTGTTATATTGTTTGTATAGGGTAAGTTACCCTTAATGTTTACGTTAAACAAACAGTATATTATGAAATTGTTATCTGCCATTTTTGACTCTCTCCTAGAGACTTCTGATTTTCCTAGTGCATCTCGAAAAACAATCACACTCGCTGATTATTACGCACTCAGAACATACATCGACACTTCGCCTGTTGAGTATCAACGACCTTACGATCCTAGCCGAGAGAACTCTGATGAGAAAGGATTAGTTCGATACGTTCTTGATGTTTTCTTTTACAGAGACATAAACGCAAATTTACTTCCTGCACTTGTGATGCGACAACTTCACATGAAGCAAATTGAGCAGCGTGAGAAAGCAGGACGAAAGAATAACAAGATGCTTGAAATGACAGACGGGCAACACAGAACCGTTATCATGTTTAAGTTACTCAGTGGCGAAATCAGAATACCTTCTGGCTACACTGTGATGTTCAAGGGTAGAAACATTCTCATCGGTGATAAGACAATACCTGAACTGATGCAAATGGGATCAGACTATCGAGAACTTATCGAGACGTGTGTATTCTCAATGGAAGTACATCTCGACTATTACTACAACATCTCAGATAAACGTGCAGCAGAGATTTTTGCTGAACGAAACTCTGGAGCACCACAATCAAGACAGACTGTTCGTAATTGCCAAACACATAAACTGAGCATTCTTGTTCGTTCTCTTGCACGAGACATACCAGAGTTTGATACAACGTGTCATCCTCTCATGGCAGTTTCGTCTAACAAAAAGGGTGAACTCATCGGAAAGTTTTACCCAGGCAAGATGACAAGCGATCTCAACTTTGATGAAGATGTTGCACGAACGTTAGCGACAATCATTGGATACGATAAGCTGTCTAAAGAAGATTCGATGAGCATAGATCAAAACTCACTTGATAAACTCTATGCTGATTATGGTGATCAATTGAATCAGAAATACTACAATATGCTGATTCAAGTATTAGATTTTCAGCATCAATTTTTGAAACACATACATGAGAATTTACGGCGTGATCGTATTGACAAGAGCTTCTGGAATGCTCTTCGTTACGTCTCTGTGATTCTCGTGCATAGAGCATATGTTGACAATCGAACACTCTCGTTTGGTGTTGATAAGCGAGCAGCTACCTGGCTTATGTGGACTAAGTTCAATAAGTTCATAAAAGATATGTGTACTGTGCCAAAGAAAGATCGAGCTAATATCAAACAGACTTTGTTTGAGCGCAGTTTGAATAAGATGAACTGGTATTCAAAGACAAGTGGCACAGGTCTTGCTGTAGTATTTGCCGCCTTTGATAGATTCTTAAAGAACAATTCGCCAAAATCTTTCGGTGTCATAATGAAAGACAATCGTGAAACGTTCAGTGCAAAAACGAGATCGATGTTATACACAGAACAAGATGGTAGAGATGCAATCACAGGTCGCATGATTGATTACAGTGATGCTGTCACTGATCATGTTGAGTGTCGAGCTATGGGTGGCGAAACAGAAAAGCATAATGCGCAAGTTGTTTCAGAATGCACAAACAGCATGAAGAGTGTGAACTAATGTGTGCTGCCATGAATAAACAAGTTAAGAAGACGATTAAAGAGATAAACAAAATACTCTCAGAGCAGTGTCCGACGTTTACACTTAATGTGGACTCTGTTAGACACTTAGATGCCATACGCTCCGACACAAAACTACAGTTTTATGAAAAGACTCACACATTTGGAGAACCTAAAGTTGTTACTCGAATGTGGAAGCATTTTAAGTGTAGGGGATTACCTAGTGTTACGCCAACAAAAACGATCACACTCTATATTGTGATCATGCGCAACAAGAAAACTGGAGAACCACACTATAAGTTTGGCACAACAAAATCTCTGTATGTTGCTGAACGATTTCTAAAGAAAAGCTCTACGTGGGAGTTTATGCATGAGGCTGTAACATCTCGTGTTGGTCCAAAAGACCAGATGCTTGCTCTCGAAAAGCGCATCAAAGAGTTTGCTATGAAGAATGGATTGATTCAAGAAGGTGTTGAAGACTTCATCTTTGGAGGTCACACTGAACTTTTAATACCAACACGTTTAATTCCTGCTGATAAGTATTGCGACCTGTTGCGAATCTTTAATGACTTTGGGTTTGACGGATTGTAGTACACTATGTCACACATTAACTGGCAACAATACTTTATGGGCATGGCATTACTGGCTGCACAACGTAGCAAAGACCCTAGCACACAAGTTGGCTCATGTATTGTCACAAACGATAATAGAATTATCGGCATTGGCTGGAATGGAATGCCAAAATCAAAGCCTGGTTATAATAACGACACATCTCTCCCTTGGGGTAAAGACGCTCAAGATCCTCTTGAGAACAAATATATGTACGTTGTTCATGCTGAGCCAAATGCCATTCTTCATGCGTCAGAAGATGTGTCTGGATGTACAATGTATCTTACTTGGTTTCCTTGTAGTGAGTGTGCCAAGACGATAGCACAATCTGGCATTTCTAAACTCGTGTATCTCAAAGAAAATGCAACCGATAGGTATCGAGTCAGTATGGAAGCAGCCAAGAAAATTTTTACCGCATCTGGAGTTGAATGTATAGAATATGTTGCGAATAAAGATGACATTGTTCTCAAGTTCGACTAGAATACAATCATGCAAGATCTTTCAAAACTATCTGATGCTGAGTTAAAAGCATACGCACGAAAACTCTCGTTTGACATCTCGAAGTATCACAACTTCCAGTTGACGAAAAAGATTCAGCTCAACTCTGCGTACGGAGCGATGGGCAATCAATACTTTCGTTTCTACGACATTCGTTTGGCTGAAGCAGTAACACTTTCTGGTCAGTTAGTGATTCAGTGGCTTGCTCGTGACATCAACAAGTATATGAACACGATTCTTAAAACTGAGAATCACGATTATGTTATTGCAATCGATACTGACTCAATTTACTTGAATCTTAAACAACTTGTTCACACAGTATACAAAGACAAGCTGCCTGAAGACAAATCAAAGATCGTTGACTTTCTCGACAAAGTGGCTAACGAGAAGATTCAAACAGTCATCGACAAAAGTTGTAAAGAACTCAGAACATATTTGAATGCACGTTCACAAAAGATGCAGATGAAGCGAGAGTCGATTGCAGACAAAGCAATCTGGACTGCAAAGAAGCGTTACATTCTGAATGTGTTTGACGTTGAGGGTGTTCGATACGAAACACCGAAGCTCAAGATTCAAGGTATTGAGGCTGTCAAGTCGTCTACGCCAGAAGTGTGTCGTCAGAAAATTAAAGACGCAATCAAAATCATTCTCACAAAATCTCAATCAGAGTTGCACGGCTATATCGATTCATTCAAGTCTGAGTTTAAGCAGTTGCCACCAGAGAGAGTTGCGTTTCCTCGTGGCTGCAACGGCATCAGCACATACTCAGATCACAAATCGATTTACAAGAAAGGTACTCCAATCCATGTTCGTGGTGCGTTAGTGTACAATCGTTTAATCAAAGATAAGAAATTGGATAAGAAATATCCTTGCATCCATGAAGGTGATAAGATAAAATTCATTTACTTGCGTGAGCCAAATCCGACGCAGGAAAATGTTATCACTATGAGTGAAGATGGTCTTCCGCAAGAACTAAATCTTCACAAGTATGTTGATTACGAATTGCAGTTTGAAAAAACGTTTGTTGACCCACTCAAGATCATTCTCGATGCAATCAACTGGTCGACAAAGAAGACAATGAGTTTTGATGATTTATAGGAGATAGACTATGGCAAAAAACAATCCCTTTACTGACGTGCTCAAGGTGCTTGAGAATGAATATGCGGCTGTCGCCGACGAAGGTACATCAGCCGATGTTGTCGGCTTCATTGACACTGGTTCATACGCACTGAATGCACTCTACTCTGGTAGCATCTTTAGAGGTATGCCAGCAAACAAGATTTCTGCACTTGCTGGAGAAGAAGCAACTGGTAAGACATTCTTTGCACTTGGTATTGTGAAGAACTTTCTCGACACAAACGAAAAAGCTCTCAGCATCATTTTCGAGTCTGAGGGTTCTGTAACGAAAGAAATTCTACAATCTCGTGGCGTTGATACAAAGCGTGTTCTTATTGTGCCTGTTGAGACTATTCAGCAATTCAAGACACAAGCTCTTCGAGTTGTTGAGAATCACTTGAACACACCAGAGAAAGAACGACGACCACTCATGCTGTGCCTTGACTCTCTCGGAATGCTTTCAACAACAAAAGAGATGGCAGACTCAGGCACTGGCAAAGAAGTTAAAGACATGACTCGTACAGCAGAAATTAAGGCTGCGTTTCGAGTTCTTACCCTGAAGTTGAGCAAAGCAAAGATTCCTCTTCTCGTGACAAACCACGTATATCAGACAATGGGAATGTTCCCAACAAAAGAGATGGGTGGCGGAGGTGGACTCAAGTACGCAGCGAACAACATCATCGCTCTTTCTAAGTCTAAGAACAAAGATGCTGATGGCACTGTTACTGGTATTTTCATTCGATGTAAGAATCTCAAGTCACGTTTGACAAAAGAGAACACAGAAGCAAGCGTGATGCTCTCGTATGATAAGGGACTCGACAGATACTATGGTCTTGTTGATCTTGCAATCGAGCATGGCATCTTCAAGAAAGTTTCTACGAAGATTGAAGTGTCAGATGGCAAGACTGTATTCGAGAAGCAGATCATCAACAATCCAGAGAAGTATTTCACTCCAGAAGTGTTGCAGAAACTCGATGAAGCAGCGCAGAAGGAGTACAGCTACGGAACTGGCGGTATTGATACTGAAGATGTTGTAGAGGAGTTATTAAATGACGCTCACTGATGTGCCAATAAAAGACAAGTACAGAATCGTTTTTGATCCACAAGATTCAAAGAAGTGGTGTGTAGAACTTCTTGCACCATGTGATCCATTTCATGGCATCATTCTGTCGTATGGAGAGTTTACTATTAAAGCAAACGGCGAGAACGATCCTAATCCGAAGTTTTCATTCCAGACAGAAATAATTTATGTGCCAGAAAGACTAAAAGATGTTACACTACCTGATGAAGCTGAGGATCAAATGCAGACGTTGCTTGGTCAGATCTTGATTGACATCATCGAGCATAATGCAAGCAAAGCAAAATCAGAGAACGGTAAGTTGTTTCTTGAGTTGGTAAAAGATGATAAATGATCGAATTGAAAGCGTGATTCTCAGTAGTCTTATCAATGATGAGACTTTCTGTAGACGTGTGCTTCCGTTTATTAAGCCTGAATACTTTTCCGATGAGTGTGAAAAGCTCATCTTCTTAAAAGTTTCAGACTTCATTTTGAAGTACGATTCGTTGCCTTCAAAAGAAGCACTCGTCATCGCAATTTCAAACGATAAACAACTTATCGATTCTGTAGAGAAACAGGCAAAAGATATTGTTGTATCACTTGAGCCAATCAAAGTTGAGCAGAAGTGGTTGATTGATCAGACTGAAGAGTGGTGTAAAGATCGTGCAATCTATCATGCACTCATGAACAGCATCAAGATTGCTGACGACAAGAAGGGTAAACTCAGTCGTGGCACAATACCAAAACTTTTGACTGATGCTCTTTCAGTATCTTTTGATCCAAACATTGGTCATAGCTACCTTGACGACACTGATTCTCGCTACGAGTTCTACCACAAAGTAGAAGAGAAGTTTGCGTTCGATCTTGATTGCATGAACAAGATCACAAAGAACGGTGTGCCTCGTAAGACGTTGAACGTTATTCTTGCAGGTACAGCCGTTGGTAAATCTCTCGCACTCTGTCACATGGCAGCGAGCTATTTCATGAATGGCAAAAATGTTCTGTACATTACACTTGAAATGGCAGAAGCACGTATTGCAGAACGTATTGATGCAAACTTGCTTAACATCTCACTGTCAGATCTTCAAAGCATATCAAAAGATATGTACGACAGAAAGATTGCAGCTATTAAGAGCAAAACAGTTGGGCGAATGATTATCAAAGAGTATCCAACTGCGACTGCGACTGTAACACACTTCAGAGCATTACTGAGTGAGTTGTATCTCAAAAAGAACTTTGTGCCGGATGTCATCTTTGTTGACTACTTAAACATTTCAGCCAGTGCACGATTGAATCAGTCAAATCATGTCAACAGCTACACATACGTGAAGAGCATTGCAGAAGAGTTTCGTGGTCTTGCTGTAGAGTGTAATGTTCCAATCTGGACTGCAACACAGACAAATAGACAAGGATTTGTTTCTAGTGATATTGGACTTGAGAATACATCAGAGTCATTTGGTCTTCCAGCGACTGCTGACTTTATGATTGCGCTCTCAACAACTGAAGAACTTGAACAGATGGGTCAGATTCTCGTAAAACAGCTCAAGAATCGATACAACGACATCTCAACACTTAAACGCTTCGTGTTGGGTATTGATCGTTCAAAGATGCGTTTGTTTGATCTTGATCAATCTGCACAAGATGAGCTTGTTGATACTGACATGAAAGATAAAAATAAAGACTCATCGGTGTTTGACAAGTCTAAATTTGGATCATCAATGATGGCCGAGAAGAAAGACGTTGATGACTTTAAGTGGTAGTTGTATATGTCACAACCTGAATCCAAAGAACGATTGTTTTTGGCTATTATTGCAGTTTTTCTTGCCATAGCACTTAGCATAATTGCGAACAATAAGTAGACATAAATAATTGGTTGTGTGAGACTGATACGACCAATGAGAACATTTAGACAATACATAACTGAATCTGCTGATAAGAATACTCATCTTGAGCATTTGGAAGATGAGGTATTCAATGGTGGTGTCAACGGCACTCGTAGAGCTATCAATTTTTTGAGAGGTCTGCGTGATATGCTTTCTGGAAGCAGCACATCATCAGTCAACGTTACGGTTAAGTGGGACGGAGCGCCTGCAATCGTTTGTGGTATCAATCCAGAAAACGGTAAGTTCTTTGTTGCAACAAAGAGCGCATTCAATAAGACACCAAAGCTCAACTATACACATGATGATATTGAAAAGAACCATTCTGGTCAGACAGCTCTTATTGAAAAATTGCGCATAGCTCTCGACAATCTTTCCAAGCTAGGTATCAAAGGTGTTCTTCAGGGTGATCTTCTTTTCACAAAAGGTGAATTGCAAAACATCGAACACAGCGGCGAGTCACTTCTTGCATTTAGAGCAAACACAATCACGTATGCTGTTCCACAAGATTCAGATCTTGCAGATACAATTCGTGCAGCTAACATAGGCATCGTGTTTCACACAACGTACACTGGCAACAAGATTCAAGATATGAAAGCGTCATTTGGCGCAAACGTTTCATCACTCAAGAAGACATCGAGTGTATGGGTTACTGATGCAGATTTCAGAGATGAATCTGGAACAGCAACACTCACAAAAGATGAGACGGCATACGTTACAGCACGTCTTAGTGAAATTGGCAGACAGTTCAATAGAATGGACTCAGCCATTATCAACGAGATCGTAACTGATGACGAACTTATTGCATTCGTAAAAACTTATGTGAACGCTAAGGTAAAAGTTGGTGAGAACATCACTGGCACACAAAAGTACGCAAAGGGTCTTGTTGAATTCATCACAGACAAGTATCAGAAAGAGATTGACAAGCTCAAGACAGAGCGAGGAAAACAAGGTCGTAAAGAGCGACTAAATGCACACATATCTTTCATCAAAACAAATCGTGAGCAGTTAATTTTGATGTTCTTAATTGCAGCACTGATTGCTGATGTGAAAGGTGTTTTGTTGAGCAAGCTACGCAAAGTCAATTCTATTGGCACGTTTTTAGAGACGCCTGATGGTTTCAAAGTAACTTCGCCTGAAGGCTTCGTTGCAGTAGACCACTTGAAGGGTAACGCAGTTAAACTTGTTGATCGTCTTGAATTCAGTAGAGCAAATTTCACACTCGACAAAGGTTGGTAGACATGAAACGTTTCAAAGTATTCATTACAGAGTCACACGACGATCTTCATGAAGATGCTGAGTATCAAGGTAAGAAAGTTACTTTGAACAAGCCATTCAGAACTCCAGATGGACCAAAGAAATTTTCTGTGTATGTAAAGAATGACAATGGTAACGTTGTCAAAGTCAACTTCGGTGATCCCAATATGGAGATTAAGCGTGATGATCCTGAGCGTAGAGCAAATTACAGAGCACGCCACAATTGTGATGATCCCGGACCTAAGTGGAAAGCAAACTACTGGTCATGCAAGATGTGGTCTTCAAAACCAGTCTCTAAGATTGCAGAGAATGTTGATGTGTCTCAAGCCGCAAAACTGTTCTCTAAGTTTTTGAGAACTACTGGTGCTCCAGACAAAGTTTCTACATTCACATCGACAAAGAAAAATGTGTTCAAAGGGCAATCAGCTAAATGGGAATACGTTGTTGATATGGACAAGAAAACTGTATCGGCACGTCAACGTTCTAGCATGAATGATGCTGTGTATGTGTGGGATGATAAGACTAACGCAATTAAAATTGTTGAGTCTAAGACCAACTTAACTGAAGCAGCACCACCTGACGCAGAAGTTGAGCAGTGGATTAAAGACAACAAAGAAAGATTTAAGAAAGAGTATGGTGCAGAAGAGGGTGAAAAGATTCTCTATGCAAAGGCTTGGAAAATGTATAATGATAAAAAGTAGGAGAATGTTATGATCGTAAAACCTTTATCACAAGAAGTCACACTCGCATCTGCAACTGATGTTGAGCTTGCATCTGTTGTTCGTGTTGTCAATACTGGCAGTACAACTACTGTTACTGTCAAAGATGGTGACACAACAGTAGCATCGCTGACTGTAGCAGCTGGCGAAGTTTTGAATATTCAAAAGACACCTTCGCATACATTGTTGGCAACAGCATCAGTAAAAGCAGTGAAGATTGCACACACAAACTAATGAAAAGTTTTGTTGAATACATCACGGAGGCTAATCCAGTTGTCGATAAACAATATCGCAGCGAAGCCCTGCACGTATTCAATCGAATTATTGCCAAGCTAGAAAATCTAGTCAAAGCAAAATCAACACAGCACATGAAGATTGAGCAATCGACTCGATCTCCTGTTTTGTATTTTGATCTTGGTGAATTTCTTGGTGATGGTCGATACAAAGGTGTTAGACTATCATTTGATAGTGTCAATCGCAATTATGGTGGGGCGTACGGCAATGAATATGGTAAAATTGAACTTGTTCTTGCCATTATGAACATGAGAAAGGTGCGAGATCCTAAATATAAAATGACCAACACCTCATATGATGATCATAATGGTTGGGAGTATTCTCCAGCATTTCTTAATTGGGAGGACTCAAGTAATTATGAACACCTTTTGGATACTATAAAGAGAAAGAAAGAAGAAGTGCGAGACGTTTTTGTTCATGAGTTTATTCATCACATGGACACATTTCGATACAAAAAGTCTGCATACAAATCAGAGCCATCATACAACGACAGAACTGGCTACGGTCAAGAATATTTCAATCATCCAAAAGAGCTGAACGCCCACACACAAGAAATGATCATGAATATTGATGAGTGGTATAAAACATACTACCTCAGTATCGCTACAACACTCAAATCAAATTTTGTAAAGAAGTTTAACTCGGCAAATAATCAAGACCAATATGAAGATGCGATGTTTCTCGCTCATAAGTTTGCATTGAACTACGATATGTTTGTTCAATACATTTCGGACAAAAATTTTGCCATAAAAGAGATTAGAGAAAAGATACCTAGAGGAAAACACATTTTCGGAAAACACTTAACGGTTGATAACAAGAAAAAGGTTTTAGCTAGACTGTATCAATACTATGATGAAGTGTTGAAGAAGAGGTTTCAGCTTCTTAAATCTACGCTAGATAAATTACCAAAGCAATTAAACAATCCAGAAGCCGCAGCGTATGTAAAACTTCATGCGCCTGATGCATACAAAACTCTTCGTAAACTGGGTATGAAATGAAAACTTTAGTAGAAGTTGTAAAGAAGAAAAAAGCAGTGTTCGCTTTTGGACGAATGAATCCTCCTACTATTGGTCACGAAAAACTCATCAACAAAGTAATTGCAGTTGCACGAAAAGAAAACGCAGAGCCGTTTATATTTGTTTCTCATACACAAGATTCAAAGAAGAATCCCTTGTCAAGTAAGCAGAAAGCAAAATACTTGAGACTTGGAGTTCCAGCAGCTGAAAAACACATCAAAGCAGAATCAACAATCAAAACTCCATTTGATGCTCTTGGTCATTTGATTGATCTTGGCTACACTGATGTCATCATGATTGCTGGTGATGATCGTGTTGCAGATTTCAAAAAGTCTATTGGCAGTTATGTTAATCATCCAGATCCTGATAAGAGCTTTGAGTTAAACTCATTCAAAGTTGTTAGTGCAGGTGCTCGTGATCCAGATGCTGATGGTGCTGAAGGAATGAGCGCAACGAAAATGCGACAAGCTGCGACATCAAATGATTTTGCATCTTTCAAGAAAGGTGTGCCATCGAATCTCAGTGACAAGTTTGCTCGTGAGATGTTTGATGAAATTCGCAAAGCTATGCACATTGTTGAAATGGTCGAAGAGATTCAAAAACTCAAGAACACTCTCAATATACCACGCAAGAATATGCCACAGATCAAGCGAGAGTTCATACCAGATTTTATTAAGAGACTTGACAAACTTGGTGTTGACGTTGCAAAGCGTGATGTAAGCGTTCGCACTCTCAAGCCAACACAGTCAGAAGTGAACATGAATAAGGTGCGTGAGAAGCACGAGAAGTTTGTGAGTGGTAAGAAAGAGCCTAAGCCATTCATCGTATCATACGACAACTTTATATTGGACGGTCACCATCAGTTGTTGGCTCTTCAGACTTTGGATAAAGACATTAAAGTGCCATGCTACGTCATTGGCATACGAATGAAAGACTTATTGCAGTACGCACATGACTATCCAAAGACAACTTATAAAGACATAGACGACTAAATACGAATACTATGAAAGACTTCAAAACATTCATAAACGAAGCAGCAGACACGTCACCCTCGGCTGAAGACCGTGCTCGTGAGCGCATCAATCGTGAGAAAGAAGCGGCAAAGATTCGCCAGAATCGTGAGTTGGAACGTGCTCGTGAACAAGACTTTAGAAAGAAAGTTGCTGACAGAAAAGCAGCTGAAGTAAAGAAGAACGCAGAGCGAGCCCTTGGTGAAGAAGATGTTGTTACAACAGACGACACCGAAGAAGTGACTGAGTATGTTGAAGATGGCACACCTGAAGCTGTAGCAGCATATCGAAAAGCTACGCCAGGAATCTAGTATACATAGTAGTGACGTTGACTTAATTTTTGTTTAATGGAGAATAATATGAGTAATGATACAGCACAAACAACTGAGCAGACAACTGAAGAAACAACCGCAGAGGCAACAGCCGTTGCTGAACTTCCAGTATTGACGACTGAGCAAGAAATCGCAGCACTTCGTAGTGTTCATGAGTTTCTTTCTAAGTTTGATCGTGTACCTGGGTTTCTTGCTAATCAATGGTCGCAAGCTCTCGACACGGTAGCAGTAGTTGCAAATTCTCTCATCAGAAAAGCAACAGATGCTAACGCACAAACTACAACTGAAGCTCAAACTGAAGACACAATCACTCAATAATTTTGTGGTGTTGTTATGCCATACTATGAATACGAGTGTAAGAAGTGTGGAATAGTTGAAGTTCGACAGAGCATTACTGATGAGCCGTTGAAGAAGTGTCCTGTTTGTGACGCAAAAGTAAAACGCATCATATCTGCTACTGCCGATCCTCAATTCAAAGGCTCAGGCTTTTACACAACTGATTACGTGAAGAAAAAGTAATGTCAATCGTTGCTTGCAAATACTTTGAAGATATTGGCTGGGTAATTGCCAAGAATCGAGATAGGTCGTACAAACCTCTCATTCGTGTGCGCAAGTCTTTTCGCAATAATGTTGAAAGACTTTTACTCTGGGACCAAAAGACAAAGTACACTGAAGGCGTAAACGAATACGGTGTTGCTATTGTTTCAGCTAGTATCTCAACTACTACTGATGAGATTGAGGGGGCAATAGCAACAAAGTACAATTCACGATTGACTAAGACGCCACGAGTCTATTACTCACCAGACGGTCTGCGAATTCGCAAAGCACTTTTTGAAAAGACTGCGTTCGATGCAATTCGTAAAGTCATCGAGTTTCAAATACCAGGTAACACCATTGTTGCAGACAAAGACAGATGCTTTTTGATCGAAGCCGGCTTTCTAAACACAAATGAGTATGTGTATGAAGTTGTCGAAGTTCCAACAACACATATTGCAGTAAGAACAAATCACGGCATCTTTTTACCGTGGACTGGGTACAGTGCTGATGTGCCGCAAGAAGTATCAAAGCGACGAAGTTCTGAAGTTCGATATGAAAAAGTCAACGAGGGTCTAAAACGTGCATCAACGTTTGAACAGTTTGTCGATGTGTTGTCAAACAGTAATGATAGCAATCCACAAATGAACCCATTGCGTGTAGATCCAAGAAAAGGTGCTATGCGAACGTCTGGTCAAATCTTCATTGTTCCAAAAGACAAAACCTTGCACTATAGACCTATATGGTGTGATACCGTGTTCAATCTGGATAAGCTAAATACAGTCACAGAGAAAACTTTCTTTGAAGTTGTATCAACAAGAAAGTTGATAAGTTTTACAAATCATTCCATGTAGGGGAATCATGGCATCTATAAAAGACGTATCCAAATCGCTTATTAACGCAGTGAGCGAAGTTGTTACAAAAAGTTCAGAACACAGAGCTAAATTAGAGCGAGCTGTGTTTGTTGAAGCACTCAAAAAGTTTAAGGTATCGTCTGTATCAGAACTAGCTGAACAGGATAAGAAAGCATTTCATGCTTACGTTCAGAATCAGTTGACTGAATCTGATTGTTCTTGTGGTTCTATGGATGAAGACGATATGCCTGGAGATGAAGTATATCACAAAGGTGGAGATGAAGATGCTGAGAAAAAGAAAGAACTTGGTGAAGACGAAGACGAAGAAGATTCGAGCGTTGACGCCTCCGACTCAGAAGAGAAAGACGATATTGAAGAGCGTTGCTGGGACGGCTACAAACCTACGCCTGGTGTAAAGGCATATGAAAAGGGTTCTTGCATGAAAGAAGGTGCAGACCCCGATGAGCTTGCAACAAATGGAGCACTTGGTGTCACTGATGCTTCAAAGCAACTTCCTGTTCACGCTGATGTTCTCAAAGATTCTTCCCCCGTCGATGGAACAACAGAATACAGACTCTTTGCACAATTCAACACAAACACTTTGCCACAGATTGTTCCGCCAGTAACTCTTCCCGGTGCACCAACAGTTGATGCGCTTCGTGATATTGTTGAGGGACTTCCTTGGTTCTGTGATGTATGCGAAAGGGCACTTGCTGACGCAAGTGACTCTCCCCATCAAAGAGTAGCAGACGAAACAACTGAAGTAAATGAGTCGTACATAGCCACACCTTACGATAAGAAAGTGATGGCAACAATAAAAAATACTGTAAAAGCTCACGAGGTAACTGTTAGTGACACTTTAACTAAAGGCCTTCATGTTCATAAATTCACAGCTGTTGTTGATAAACCTGAACTTGCGCCTGAGATCCAAATAATTCATGTTAGTGAAGAGCCTAGCAGAAAAGCTCCCGGAAAATCTGTATGGCGAGTTCAATCGGACATAAACGGCTATGGTATTGAAAGTCTTGTTAGTGAGCCATATCTTCCTGGTGTTGAGCTTAAAGCACTTCAAGCATTGAAGGATGTTCTTGCAAAAGTATTTTTGCAAAATAAATAATTGTATGAAATCGTTTCGCACATATTTGAAAGAAGATGTTGAGGTAGACAGTGACGTTGCGGTAACAACTGCACTTCCTGAAATCTATCTTGATATGGACGAAACAATCGTAGACTGGATGAAAGGTGCTGACGAAGCTCTTGAGCGAGCTGGCAAGCCATCATGGAATGATTCATACTGGACAGAGAATCACACTGAAGAAGAAGCTGAAAAGATCAAGTGGCAGATTCTTAATACTACACCAAACTTCTGGGAGAATCTTGAATTTCTACCTGACGGTAAAGCCCTCTGGAACTTTGTGAAGAAGTACAAGCCACACATTCTCAGTGCCTGTGGCACACTCGCCACTACGTGTAAGAATGGCAAGAAACGTTGGTTAGCAAAGTTCTTAGGGTATAAAAACCTTGGTAACATTCATCTTGTAAAGCGTTCACAGAAAAAAGATTTTGCTGTTGTTGATGGTAAGCCCACAATACTTATTGACGATTTCATCAAGAATTGTCAAGAGTACAAAGCTCATGGTGGGCTGGCAATTCAGCGCACAACTACTATAGAAGTGATTAGTAAATTAAAGCGTCTGGGATTCAAATAAATAAAGTATAACTTTTAATTGGAGATAATTGATATGTCACTTTGGGGTAAAGAAGATAAGACGACAGCTCGACCAAAATCAGTTAAGCTAAAAGCTAACGGTACCCTCGCTCATGATGCATCTGGTAAGAAACTGGTATACTTGTCTAAAGAAGAAGCTATTGCAAACTCTACTAAGGGTGCATCTGGTGCTGGTTGGTACACTGTTCTTACTACTAAGAAAGGTACGGCTGAAGAGCGCACACGTCTTGAACTTCTTATCGCAATCTCTGATGAAGATAGAGTGTCAATTAATAATGTTGAGTTTATAGAAGCAGATTTATTTAATAGTAATGTTCTTGCTAATGGTGGTGCCGCTGCTGGAATAGAAGATCCTAATGGTCGTCCTGGATGGTATTTCAAAAACGATTCCTCTGGAAAAAAGGTTAATTGGTATTATTTTGATGGTCAAGCATACAATATAAATTTGAGTGATTTTTCTGCGTATGCTGTAGTCACTCTTGATTCTACAACTTCACGTCCATTTTTAGCACTGTATAGCAAACCCACAGGAGCCGGAGATATTATACCTGGGTTTGCTCGCTCAAGTAGGGTATATACTTGGCCAGCAGGCGCCGTTGCGGGAACAAAATATTTGATATATTTTGGACAAAATCCTAATGTTCATTTAGACTTACCAAGAGTTGAATTAACACCAGGAATAACTAGAGGACCTTTCCTACCCACAGAAAAAGTGGCAACTATATCTTTGCACTCTGACTCAGGATCTTCTGTAAATAATGTTCAGTTTGTTGTAGAAAATTTGGGTATTAATTCTACCACAGTAAAAGCTGACGTAGAATTAAAACTCGATGTTAGTGACGTAACTGAAGACGATGCTGGCCTAGAATAATCTTAATCAGAACATTGTCGTAGTTATATCATGCTAGATGAATTTTTTGAAGATATGGGCATAAGATTGACAGAAAAAAATGTTGTCATGTATGCTATGAAACATTACGACAATGTTCAGTGCATCGACATTGATGAGTTCTATGACGACTTAAAGCGCATTAACTACATCAAACGTTTGTTTGTTCGTTACAAGAATGAAAATGAACTAAAAGAACGATTGATTCTTAACCATCTCATTATTTTGTTTAATGTGTTTCCTGTAAACGTTGCAACCAATCTTTTGTTCTTCAAGATAGACGGTGAACACTGGTCGCAGCTAAAAACGTTTCTTGTATATCTGAACTATATGCCAGAAAAGCTAACGTTTTTAGAAAATTGTGAGATCATCACCAGTGACATACCACTTGACTCTCACATCATATCTGTTTTGAGGTGCTTATGAAAACGTATCGCCAACTCATTACTGAAGCAAAGTCATTCTCAAAAGATGATGCACATCGTATCGGCGATAAACTAGACGTAAATTGGGACAAAGTTGACATCGAGCAATTCAGAATTGGTCTTGGCGTCGAAAGTGAGCACGATGATGGATCTGAGCTTGATGTTGTTGGATCTGAAAAAGACTTAGGCAAGATCGTACTCGCACACTTAACAGAACTTCCAGATTACTACACAAAACTCAAGCAAGTTGAAGAAGAGGGTGTTCCAGCAAATTCAATCTCTGGTGGTGGAATCGCAAACATAGATCAACCCCTCGTTCGCAAGAAACCAAAAAACGAAAGCAAATAATCTCATCAAAAGTTTGATAATTTCCGAACCTATGTTATTATTAAACGTAGGTAATAATTGGATATTATCATAAATACTACTATGGATGAGAAAGACGACAAGCAACCAGACAATCTCTTCGACTCTTTAGGTCTCGAAGTGAAGTTTGGTGATGTAGAAGTGGGACAAACGTACCCCATCTACGGGATGATAACTGACATAATCTCAGACACGCCGGGTGATGTCATTGTCATGGTCAACTACAATATCGAAATGCGCATGAATGTAGAAGATGCTGAGAAACTTGCACTTCTTAAACGAAAATGTTTTGAGCCAGGAATTTTTGTTTGTGCCATAAGTCACACTGAGCCATCTGTTAAAGGAGATTGTGTGACAGTTGTCTTTGGTAAAAGTAGCACTTCGGAAATGCACTAATATGAAAACTTTTATAGAATTGCGAGAAGAACTTTACGCTGGCATCAAACAGCTCAAGTCATCTATTGATGACGCTATGATCAATATGTCGAAGATGTATGGTGAAGAACACTATGCAATTCAAAGATTGAAATCGTACTATCCTGCATTAGACAAGCAGTTAGAATATGCAAACGATTTAGATGAATCAATGCGAACGGGAAATCACGAAGAGACGGCGCAAGCAATTGCACGAATACAAGCCATCTCCGACATGATTCGCACTGATGCCAAATCACTTTTGAACAGTCTACATACAGGAAAGGATATCATACCAGATACAAAATCACTACACTAAGATATGCGAGCATTCTTCATTTTTAATAACATGAAAGTGAATACGTTTGCTCTTCAAGATCAGCCGTTTCCTGGGTTTGAGTTGTTGACGTGGGAGCACGAATCGTTTGTAGATGGTACATTATGGGACATTGGTAACGATGCTGGTTACACACCGATAGGTATAACCAAAGTTCATGGACAACTTTGGCTGGCACAAGACACACAACAAATATCAGAGCTTGAATATTTCTTGGGTGTTCAGTCTGGATTGACTGAACCAATGAACACAAAAGCCTATATACAAACACACGATGTTGCTGAGAAAGTAGATGTCGTGATATATAGACTGAAAAACATCGATACGAACTATCTCATAGTTCACGATGGAAAGTGGATGATTAAACGGTCGTGATATGTTGACAAGTATATTATTGTTTTTGAATAAATTGTGGGATAACAGAATTGTCATAGTGCTAGGTGCCTTTGGTGTTCTCATCGCCGCGTTTTATTTCTATTACGTTATTGCATCAAACAGAATTGATGAATTGACTCGTGAGAAGATTGAGCTTCAAGCAATTGTTGAACAACAAAAGAAAGCCATCGAACAGATTCAGCGTGATTATAAACACGTTATCGAATCGAAAGAAGAACTGAACAAACAAATACAAGACACACAAACAGAAGTGCAAGAGCTTCGTGAAAAGTTGTTCAGAGAAAATCAAGGCAAGCGACCCCTCGAAGAGCTTGCAACAAAGAAGACTACATTGATTGAAAAGAAGATCAACAAAGCCACACAAGATGTGTTGAGCTGTCTTGAGCTTTTGACACGTGGAGGCGATTGTTAATGAGAAAGTTTTCTTTACTTCTTTGTGTGTGCTTGTCTGCGTGTTTCAAAACGTACACGACTCCTGTTGAACGTCCACGATTAGATCTTCCACCTCCACCTTCTGTCACTCTTCAATCAGTAAAGTTTCGTGTTATTCACAAACATAATGCTGACAAGTTTTTTAACGATGTTGATAAGAATGATGGTAAAGAACCTGTTGTGGTTGCGTTGAGTGTGCAAGATTACAAAAAGATGGCACTAAACCTTGCCAAACTAAAGGCATATATAAAATCACAACAAAAGATTATTTCGTTATACAAGAGATACTACGAGGCTAACAAAAATGGCAACAAAGAAGCGCAAAAGTAAGAAGACAGAAGAAGCAACAGTAGAAGTGGTTGAAGCTCCAGCTCAGAAGCTGGATGTTGCTACTGTCGAAGTTGCAAAGTCTCCAGTGCCACCATCTCGTCGTTTGTTTCCATCTTCATTGATCGCAGAATTGGATGCAATCAAAGCACGTCTTGATGAAATTGAAAAAAAGCTGAAGTAAGCCATTTTAATATTATGTTGCCTCAGCCTGGCATTTTGATATACTACCTTTCATGTTATACGTTGATTTGAAATACGTTACGACTGTAGGCATACATCTTCGCAACTTCAAGAAAAAGAAAGATAACTTATTCAACTGCTCGTGTCCTATCTGTGGCGACAGTGAAAAGAAAAAATCAAAAGCTCGTGGATACTTTTATCAAAAAGGCACTTCGATGTATTTCAAGTGTCACAACTGTGGCTCTGGCATCGGTGTTGGCAATTTTCTCAAGCATCATTTTCCTGCGTATCATGAGCAATACTTGCTTGAGAAGTACAAGTCTGGTGTAGACACAAAGAAAACAAAAGCTGCGATTGCGCCAGTGGCAAAAGCTGTACTGACGAAGTTTCATTCGAGCAAAGCTATCAAGCTGAGTGAGTTGTCTGATGAGCACTACGCAAAGCAGTATGTGATTCGCAGAAAAATTCCATTTGAGCACTACTCTCGTATATTCTTTACTGACGATTTTGCAGGTCTTGTTGATGATGTGTTTCCCGGCAAGTATGAGAATCTTCAGAAAGATGAACCTCGATTGATCATTCCATTCTTTGATGCACAAAACAACTTAACTGGCTTGCAGGGACGTTCATTCTCTCCTGAGAAATCGTTGCGATACATCACAATTCGTGCGACGAGTAACACAGACTTAGTATTTGGTCTTGAGAGATTTGATTCAACAAAACTCGGCTACGTTGTTGAGGGTCCAATCGATAGTTTGTTTTTGCCGAATTGTCTTGCCGCAGCCAACTCAGATCTTGCGTCTGTAATTGATAAAACAAAAAACGACAACCTTGTTCTCGTATATGACAATGAGCCACGAAACCGCGAGATTGTAAAACTCATCGAGTCTGCAATTAACAGGGGCAGAAAAGTTTGCATCTGGACATCTAACATCGAACAGAAAGATATAAATGACATGATACTGTCTGGCACATCAGTGTGTGATATACATCGCATAATACAAAAGCGCACGTTCAGTGGTCTTGAAGCACAGTTGGAGTTTTGTAAATGGAAGAAAGTGTAAGTTCAGTAGACACGTTCACTTGGTTGCCTGTAGGATATATGACAGCATCAATAGGGGCGAGCGTTCCATCAAACTTTATTGAAGTGGACGGACAACTTCTGTCAAAACAAGAGTATGCAGAAGTATATGAAGTATTGCGTGGATCTGTCAAAGAAGATGCTGAAAACTTTTTCTTGCCATCCAAAGATGAAGTTAAAACTTTGTTTAGTTTGTCTGCCAGGATTTTCATCAAAGTCAGATAGTGGCAAACATACATAGTAGAGATATACTATTGTGTGCTTACCATGAAAAATATTTTGCTTTCTATTGTCACTCTTGTTACAACACTTTTTGTTCCAGTGAGTTCAGAAGCGAACGCACAGGGTTTACCAAACGTTGGTTACGCACCATTCAATTTGACAGCCAACAAGTTTAATTGTAATGGGTTCATAAAATCAATAGAGCCACTAGAAGAAGTCCACATCGCCTTTTTGTTCAATACATTTGGCAACAACTTTTCTTGCTTAGAGCGATTGCTTGCAGACCCACGACTCAAGACACTTGAAGTAAACTTAATCAATGAGCCTGGTCACAGAAACAATCGCCTTGGTAGCTATGAATTTTTGTATGGTGTTGGATCAGTAGCAACTTGGAACAAGAAGCTATCAGCACGAAATCCAGCACTAAAGCAGAAGTATATTAACTACGTTAAACCCATTCAAGCTGTTTTGGCAGAACATCTTCGCCCACACACGACATTGATGATTAACCCAGGCTTAGAAAGTAATGTGTCAGCATCAGCAGGTAGAGTTCTTATTGCGTGGACTAGAGATCTTTTTCCTGATGCTCGAATTGTGTGGAATCCACACAGAGCATCTTTGAACACACGAAAATTTGTAAGTGCGGATCTTATAGAAGGTCATGGACAATTTCCTGCACTTCGTGAGCCATGTGTTTACAACATGGATGGCACTGATGTTAAGTATAATAACAGACCTGCATTAGGTGAGGGTTCTGGTATAAAGAACTACTTTCACTCTGGTGCGCCATTGTTTCAACAGCTAGAAAAATATGCAAACCGATGTGAAGTAGCATTTGTTTGGACTCAAGAGGGTAATGGCCTAAGTTACAAGCAGGGATTCAAAGATCCGAGAGAGCGCAATAATTTTATTCCAACCGCTATGTACAGACAGATTATGCGAGACATTATTGCAGTACAGAAGCGTGGGAGAATTGCACCTAAGAGTGACACATACACAGCTAAAGACAATGCTATTGTCAACTCATGCTCTGTTGTGTCAAGCAATTTTGAAGATGGTCTAAAGTCTGGGAGATTATTAAAGCAATCTGAGTTTCCAGACCGAGGTGGTGTTTTGCTTCTTCCTACGGAGTTTCGCTCAGTAAAAAATGCAAGTCTCGTAAAGGGTACAAAAACTGTTGACTCTTTTAGAAATACTGGACCATATCACGATGGTCGACCATTGTTTCGTTCTAACACTTCCCCAACAACTTATCCGTTTAACACATATCTGGTGTTCAACAAGGGAAACGTTCGATATTGTTTCAAATTATCTAACCCAAGAATCAGGTTGGACTAAATTAAATCTTGTCATTACAGTCTGAGTTTGCTATATTCTCTTTCAGTTAATTGTCATTATCTGAGGTACATTCATGTCTAAACTTCCTACGCTTTATCAGCAATTCATCCATCTTTCTCGCTACAGCCGATGGCTGCCAAATGAAAAAAGACGAGAAACTTGGGAAGAAACTGTTGATAGATATTTCGATTTTTTTGAAACACACTTACAAAATCGTTGCGAATACACACTCAAGAAAACAACACGAGAAGAATTAAAAGAAGCTATTATTGCACTTGATGTTATGCCATCAATGCGTTGCTTGATGACGGCTGGCCCAGCATTAGAGCGTGACGAGATTGCAGGCTATAATTGTTCGTTTGTTGCTATTGATAGTCCACGTTCGTTTGATGAAATTCTATACATTCTTTCATGTGGTGTTGGAGTAGGATTTTCTGTCGAACGGCAATACGTCTCTCAACTGCCATCAGTATCAGACGAGTTCTATGATACAGATACAACAATTGTTGTGCAAGATTCAAAGATCGGATGGGCAAAATCACTTAAAGAGTTAATCGGACTTTTGTATCAAGGTCAAGTTCCAAAGATTGATGTGAGTAGAGTTAGACCTTCTGGTGCACCATTGAAAACATTTGGTGGTCGTGCATCAGGTCCAGCACCACTCGTAGCACTATTTGAGTTCTGTATCAAAACATTCAAAGGTGCAGCTGGCAGAAAGCTACAGTCAATTGAGTGTCACGACATCGTGTGCAAGATTGCAGAAGTAATCGTTGTCGGTGGTGTTCGTCGTTCAGCACTAATTTCTTTGAGCAATCTTTCAGACGACAGAATGCGAGCAGCAAAATCTGGTCAGTGGTGGATAGAAAATGTACAGCGAGCACTTGCAAACAACAGTGCTTGTTATACTGAGAAGCCCGACATTGGCATCTTTATGGACGAGTGGAAGTCTTTGTACGAATCTCGCTCTGGTGAACGAGGCATCTTTAATCTTGTTGCAGCGAAGAAGAGCGCAGAAAATCTTGGCACAAATTCTCATGGCGACCCTCGAAGAGATGCATCAAAGATCGCTGGCACAAATCCATGTGCTGAGATTCTTCTCCGCAACAAAGGCTTCTGTAATCTTTCAGAAGTTGTTGTTCGTGCTGAAGATACAAAAGAAACACTACTCAAGAAAGTAGAACTTGCGACGATACTCGGCACGTTTCAATCAACTCTTACTGATTTTAGATACCTCTCGAAAGAGTGGAAAAAGAACGCAGAAGAAGAGCGATTGCTTGGTGTATCACTCACTGGTATTCTTGATAACTTGTTCATGTCAACTCCAAGCGATGCGTTGAAAGAGTTCTTACTTGAATTGCGTGACAAAGCAATTGAGACAAATAGAAAGTGGGCAAAGCTGTTGGGTGTTCCTGAGTCTGCATCCATCACTTGTGTTAAGCCATCTGGCACAGTGTCTCAGCTCGTAGACAGTGCGAGTGGTATTCATCCTCGCCACTCTGATTACTACATCAGAACAGTGCGAGCTGATAACAAAGATCCATTGTGCACACTGATGAAACAGATGGGATTTCCTAATGAGCCTGACGTTACAAAACCAGAACACACAACTGTGTTTTCGTTCCCTGTGAAGTCACCTGACCACGCACGTTTTAGAAATCAAGTTTCTGCTATTCAGCATCTTGAACTTTGGTTGTTCTACAAGAAGTATTGGGCAGAGCACACAGTGTCTATCACGATCTCTGTAAAAGAGAATGAATGGCTTGATGTTGCAGCGTATGTGTTTAAGCACTTTGATCACATTTCTGGAATATCATTCTTGCCATTCAGTGATCATGTGTACAAACAAGCTCCATACCAAGACTGTACGAAAGAACAATATCAAGCTCTTTGTTCCAAGATGCCTCAGGATGCTGACTGGTCGAAATTGCATATATACGAGAAGGAAGATACGACCACATCCACACAAGAATTGGCTTGTGTAGCAGGCTCGTGTGAACTTACATAATGGGAAAGAAAGCAAAGAAAAGTTGTACGTGTCACGAATGTGAGATTGAGTTTGATATAGTCATCACATCAACGTCGGGTGGTCGCCATACTCCACAGATTTGTCCTTTCTGTGGAGATGGTGTCACTCTTAAAGAAGATCGTCCACTTCTTAAAGACTTCGATGAATATGACGAGTTTGATGACGACGAGTATTACACTGAAGATGAAGATGATTTTGATGATGAAGACTAATTCACGCCGTGATTACTATCGGAATAGATTACTCAATGTCATCACCTGCCATCGCAGTTCACACTGGCGATGTGTGGAGTTTTGATGCGTGTAAATTCTACTTTCTCACTTCTGTCAAAAAGTTTGAAGTCAAGACACCTCGCATAGAGTCTACACTCTACAAGAATTGGCAATCAAACGAAGAGCGTTTTGATTTCATTTCATCATGGGCACTAAACATCATCAAGCAACATTCAGGTGCTCATGTGTTCTTAGAAGACTATGCGTTTGCAGCTAAAGGTGTTGTGTTCCACATCGGCGAGTGTGCAGGTACACTCAAACACAAACTGTGGCTAAACAAGTTTCAGTACAGTGCCTTCTCACCACCTTCAGTAAAAAAGTTTGCTTCAGGTAAAGGTAACGCAAACAAGATCATCATGCACGATGCATTCATCAAAGAGACTGCGTTCAATATTACAGCACAACTCGATTGCAAAATTGGAGACAGTCCATCGAGCGATGTCATCGATGCGTATTATGTTGCTAAATGTGGCTTCACATCACTAACTACGAAAAACTCGTAGAGACTCGCTAGGATCGATTTTAAGCATTAAACGGCACTTACGTGATACTTTGCTCATCTTTTCAGAAATCGCCGTTCCTAGCGCATTTTGATTTTCTAACTAGCTGATTTTATTGGGTGAAAAAAATCGATTTTTTCGTTGTTCTGATTGCTTTCTAGTGTTACTCTCTCAATGTTCAAAACCGTTTGTTTCCAAAAAAGTATTGAGTTATAACATGAGAACAAAATCCAGATTAACTGTTACTGAGGACGAACCACGTTTGAAGCCTGCGGAAACAGAGAGCATCGAATCTCAACTGAGTAAGATGTTCACATGGTACAATTACAATCGCAACGGCGAAGATGCAAAGAAGTATTTCGTCGAATTCTTGCGACAGTCTGGAGAACCTTCAGACACACTGACACAGATTGAAGAATGCTCTACACTTCCATTATCGAGCACTATTGGATGGTTGTGTCGAATTAAAATCATTAACGGCGAGCGAGTACCAGCATCTTATGATAATAACATCGAAAAAGAAAAGATGCGAGTGCTTCAAGTTGCACTTGCAAAAAAGACTGTAGAAGAAAAGCCACAAGTAGAAAAAAAACCTAGCGTTCAAGATCATCTTGAGAATCAACTGCGAGAGTTGTTGAGCGATCTTGCGGTTAAAGTTGATGAGTTTGTTGAGACTCGTGGCAAAGCATCGTTTAACGCATACGATTGGCTTCAAT